CTATTTTTTTTTAGAACCTATTAAGTTAATTCTAAATTCTCCAGATTCACCATTCCACTCAACATTTTCTAAAGCACTTTTTAAAAGATTTCTTTTTTCTATAGGATCTGTAATATCATCTATTTTTTTATTGAAGTTTTCTAATATCTTTATATATATTTCTGTGTCTAAGGTAGCTTGAGTTACTTCATTAATTTTTAAAGTTTCATTAGAAAGTTGTAACTTAATATCATTAATTTCCTTGTTAATGTTAGTTACTTCATTTAAAATTATATTAGAGATATTTTCATCATCAACAAGGGAAAGTTTTTTCACAAGGTTGGAAACAGCTTTCTCTTTTTCTTTTAGTTTACTTTCTAATATTTCAATATTATCTGTATCAGTTTTTTTATTTTGAACTAAAGCTTTCTTAAGATTTTTTATAAGTAATTCTTTATTATACAATTTAAGTTGAGTTATAACAGCAGAATCTGCTTCATCAGTTCTAACATTTTTATTAGAACATCTATTACCATAAGAAGAATCCTTTTTACTACATACATAATAACTATATGTAGTTCTAGGATTTTTTTTGCTTTTGTGGCCAGTTTTTATAAGAAGATTGCTACCACATTTTTCACATTTTATAATTCCAGAAAGTAAACCTGTAGATGTAGTACCTTGTCTTCCAGAACTTTTAATTTGTTTTTCAGATTGTTGTTGTAATTGTTGTTGGATTTGTAGCCATTTATTATCATCAATAATGCCTTTATGTTTTCCAACTGCAGCAATCCATTCTGATTTATCTCTTTCTATTCTTATTTCTTTAGTTTTATTAAAAGTTAACATACCATTGCCGTTTGGAGTTCCAAATACATTTATATTTTGTGATTCTAAATGCTTAAATATATTATCAGAACTTTTTACATAAATAGGAGAAGTAAGCAATTGTTTAAGTGTATTTGTAGAGAAATCACCACCATTTTTACCTCTTATATTGTTTTCTAAACAATATTTTCTTACTTGGCTCATACTACCCATTTCTAAATATTTATCATATATAAGTTTAACAATTTTTATTTCCTCTTTATTTGGGGTTAGTTTCATCATTTGACGTTCTTTACCCATATCATCAATATAAATTTCTCTTTTAGAATCAAATCCTAAAGGACATTGACCACCAAGCCATCTGCCTTTTTTAGCTATTTGTATCATTCCAGATTTAACTCTTTCGGCAAGTCTTTCTCTTTCCATTTGTGCCATAGCTGCCAATATAGAAATCATAAATCTACCAGCAGATGTTGTAGTATCGTATGGTTCAGTAGCACTAAGATATACAATACCCAAATTATCTAATTCATATAGGAAGTTATGCAAATCTCTTGCAGTCCTTCCCACACGATCCAGTTTATAAGTTATTACATAATCTATTTTTTTACTTTTAATTAGATTTACCATATTAGTAAAGTCAGGCCTATCTGTAGTTTTACCACTCCAACCTTCATCTTTAAATATTTTAATTTCATAATTTTCATTAGCAAACTTATAATCTATAAACCTTTTACAAGTATCCACTTGGGCTCCGATAGAATCCCCTTTACCTGTAAAAAGAGATTTACGAGCATATATGGCTATTGTTTTCATAAGTAATCACCTCATATACAATTTTATATTTATTAACTTAAAAGGTAAATATGCAAAATAAGGTATAAAATAAAAGTCCATAAAATATGGACCTTTATGCAGATTCTACTTTTTCAGATTGTTCTAGTTTTAAAGTTTGTCTATATTCTTCTGCTTGAGCCAGTTTAGTAAATTGTACTATTTTATTATGTTTTATTTTAACTATTTGCTCTATCTCTGATAATGATACTTTGAAGAATTCTTTTCTTGAATTAATCTTATTTACTCTTTTAGTTTCAAATTCTTTATGTAATTCATTTTCTAAAGCAGGAGCATCATCACTAAAAATCATTGCATGTACATCAAAAGCAAATGGAACAGAAGCGCTGCTTAATTCTGATATTCTATCCATAGGTTCCAATCTTCTAGTCATTCCTATCTTATATACACTTTCACCAAAAGAGCCTACATTGGATATTATATAAACATATCCAGCACGAGTATTTTGCTCTCTATTTAAAACATCTTCTTTATCTTTTTCTAATAGTGCTAGTTTATCTTCTAATTCTTTTATTTTTTCTTCTAATTTTTCTTTTTTATCAGGAGTACAGTTTTCTAACTGAGATTTAAATTTAGCTAATGCTTGAGAAAAATGCTTTTCTTCTTTAGCTATTTTTTCTTTCATAGCTTCTATTTCTTTTATTACTTTAGCTTCTTCTCGCATACGTTCTTTAAGAGCTCTTTGTTCTTCTTTTTCTTCTTGTTTTTTTCTTTCATATTCATATGCTAAGTATAGTTCTTCAAATTTCAATTTAAGATATGTATGAGAAATGGTAACTTTAGTCACTCTGCCTAATTTATTCATAGTATTAAATGCAGAATTTAATCTTTTTTCACATGTCTGTATATTGTTAAATTTTACTTTTAAAATAACATTATCACATTCTAAGTTAAAAGATCTTAAACTTAATTTTATCATATCGTTGGTCATCTTTTTTCCTTCAGCTTTACTATCATTAACAGTCCATTCTATAAAAGATACAGCAGTTTTATTTTTTACCATTTGTTTTTGTTCCGCTCTTATTTTATCTAGTTTATTCTTATATAGTTCAGAATTTTCAAGATTATATTTTGGATTATAGAATCCAAATGATTGCATAAGCTTTTCTTCTTCTAGAACTATTATGTCATTATTTAAGCTAGCTATATCATCATTTAATTTTGAAATAGCTTCAGATTTTTCTTGTATTTCAACCTCACGCTTGAATTTTTCTGAATTAAAGTCATTTAAAGTTTTTTCTTTTTCTTCTAATAGTTTGGATATCTCTAATTTGAGATCTTTATATTTTAATTGATCTAAATTATATTTAATATTTTTTAAATTTTGATTTTCATTTTCAAGTTCGTTAATTTTATTTTTATAATCTTCAATTTCCTTTTTTAATTCTTTAGTTTTAAAAATATCTAAAAAACCCATTTTAAAAATCCTTTCTTTATATAAGTTATTATTTTAATGGACAGGTGCTCAAAGGCTCTCTTAATGGTCAAGTATTATATAATTAGATTTATTTCAACATTATGCATAAATAGAAAATATTTCTGAGGTAATTAAAAAAATAATCAAACCTTAAATTTAAGTTTGAGAAGTTCTAATGGAATACTTTCTGCAGCAGCAATTTGGTCTAGTGTATATCCCAGATATTGATTTAAAGTTTTATCTTGGAGTAAGAGTTCAATAGCGAACATATTAGCTTCTTTTTCATATCTATTTTTAACACAGAAAGTGTTTTCTTCTAAAAAAACTATATTAAGTTTGCTATGTAAAATGGCATGTCCTAATTCATGTGATGCAACAATAAGCTGATTATGCTCATCTAAGTTACTATTAATATAGATTATCCTATTTCTTTTAAAGTATTGGTAAAAGCCATTAATATTATTATCTAATGGCTTTTTTATAACTATAATCCCTAGTTCATCAGCTATTTCAAAAGCATTATTTGTATTGTATTTTTTTATAAGTGTACTAACCTGATTTTTTATAATTTTATTCAATACATATACCTCCCATGATTTGACCATTAGTCCTATTATTCAGGAGTTATTTATTTTTCTTATATTTATTAGGAGTATATTTTTTATTTCTTTCTTTGGCTATTTCCATGCCAACTTTCATAGCATCTAATATACTTTGTATAGCTTCTGGTGTAGCGAGTTCACCATTTAGCATCAATCCTTCTGCATTCCCTAATTTTTCTTTTGTTTCATTTAATATTTTTTCTATTTCTTTTTCATCTTTTTTAGTTAATGATGGGACTTCTGTATTATCCATATTTCTAATGTCTGATTTCCCTAATAAAAAATCTATTGATACATTAAAATAATTAGCAAAAGCATTTAAGGCCCCTATTTCTGGTATTCGTTTATCATTTTCATATTGGGAGACAGCGGATTTGGTAAAACCATAATGATATTTTTTATTAAAGTCATCTATTAGTTCTTGTTGATTTAAACCCTTTTCTAATCTTAGCATTTTAAATCTTTTGCCAAATGTAGAAGACATATTTAAACACCTCTTTCATTACTATAATTTTAAAACAAATTAACACTAATAGAAACAAAGTTAACAGCAAAGGTATAATTTTTATAAAAATGTTTAAGATAAGTATTGACAGTTTTGTTTGTGTTAATTATAATAAGAGTATAAAGTTAACACGAACAAAACAAAGGAGGTGATTGTATGGCTAGTACTCAAATTCTCAAAGGATTAAGAGCACAAAATAATTTAACACAGCAAGATATGGCTAAATTAATTGATACATCAATACAAACTTACAATAGAAAAGAACTTGGCAAACGTGAGTTCAATCTTACGGAAGCTAAAAAAATAGCAGATTATTTTAAAAAAAGTGTAGATGAAATTTTTTTTACAGAAACGGTTAACATAAATAAAACTTTTTCTAATACTGCTTAATAATAGTTTATGTAGTTCTTTAAAAATTACATTAGTGAACAAAAGGGAGATGAGGAAATGGGGAACGAATTACAAGTTTTTAGATTCAAAGGTCAAGCAATAGATATTCTTACTAAAGAAGATGTTAATTTTGAGTTTGATGGAGATTTTCTTATTCATGGTAAACAGACAGTTCAAAATTTAGGCTATAGCGAAAATTCTAAACCATTAAGAGAACTAGAAGAAGATGAAAAATATTTAGTTAAGAATTCAGATGTGCTAAAACAGCACTACCGAAAATTAAATAATGCAGGAGAAATATTTATAACAGAAAGCGGACTTTATTCATTAGCATTTAATAGTAAATTGCAATCAGCTAAAGAATTTACTAAATGGGTTAAAAAAGAAATATTACCTTCTATAAGAAGACATGGAGCATATATGACAGAAAATGTTTTAGATGAAGTTATAAATAATCCTGATTTTGGAATTAAACTTCTTACAGAACTTAAGAAAGAAAAAGAAGAAAAGAAGAAGTTACAACTACAAAATAAACAGAAAGACCAGCTAATAGGAGAGTTAAAACCAAAAGCAGATTATACAGACAGAATACTTAAAAATAAAGGCTTAGTTACAACAACTCAAATAGCTAAAGACTATGGCATGAGTGCTCAAGAAATGAATAAGTTGCTTCATGATTTAAAAGTTCAATATAAACAAAGCGGTCAATGGCTCTTATATAGTAAGTATCACAACAAAGGATATACACATTCTGAAACAATAGATATTGTTAGAAGTGATGGAACACCAGATATAACCATGAATACTAAGTGGACACAAAAGGGTAGATTATTCCTTTATAACTTACTTAAAAGTAAAAATGTATTGCCAATAATAGAACAAACAGCTACAAGTGAAATAGCTTGTACTAAATAGGAGGTAGAAGAGTGAATAAAGATTTTCATAATAAAAAGAAAGCTTATAAAAAGGCTTTGAATGATTTAAAGAACATGAAAAAAAAAGCCGCCTTAGCAAAGACGGCAGAAAAAAAGAAATTATTGAAAATAACATAAAATTTTTAAAAGCAACAATTGATAGAGCTAAGGATTTACTGAATCTTTAATAATGTCATTATATTTTAAATCATTAAAGATAGCTTTATTATTTTCTTCAATCATTTTAGCAATAGCTTGTAAGATGGCTTCCCTTTCAGCCATCATAGATTTTAAGTTTTGTGGAATATCATTATCATTATTTACTGAATTTAATTTTTCACCAAAGCATGAAAGATGTTCAGTTATTCCAATTTTAAAAAGTGTTTCAGATTTTAAACCTATTAATTTCACAAATATTCACCACCTTCCAAGTGGTATTATTCAACAAAAATGTAAAAATTCCTTTAGGAGGTAACAGTATGGAAGATATAAAGGTATCTGTTACACAAGAGAAAAGAGAGGAAACAATAGATAAGATATTAGATCTTGTAGAAAAAGAATTTAAAGGAATAGATGTTACAGCAGTATTTACTAAAAAGCTGTTAGAAGACACTGTAAGAACTTTAGAAAACAGATGTATGGAAACACCACTTAGATTTATAAATAAAGGGGTAAATGAGGGGCACTAAACCAATAGGAGGAAAATGAAATGTTAGAAAATATGAATGAGTTTAGATGTCCAAAATGCCAAAAATTATTATTTAAATACAAATTAAAAGGAGAACTAAATATAGAAATTAAGTGCACAAGATGTAGAACATTTACTAATACAGCACTAAATAAAAATAATTTTAACAAATAGGTACGATATTTCATAAACTAAATAATAACTAAGTAAAGAGAGGAGGAGAGCTATGGCTAAAATTAAAAAAATTATAATGAACTATCCAGAAGATCCAAAAGTAATGAAAGAAATACAAGATGAAGCTATGAAAATATTAGCTAGAGCCTTAGTTAAAAAACATCCTCCAGAGGTTATAGAAGAAATTATAAAAAAACTAGAAGAGAGGTAACAAAATTCATGCCAAAAGGTGCAGAAATTAAAAAAGTAACTATTAAAATTCCAGGAGATACAACAATAGAAGAAGTAGAAAGAAAAGCTTGTGCTGCTTATGCCAAGATTCTGTCTGAAATGTATCCTCCGAATGTAATAAAAAAATTATAGAAGAGTTAGAAAAAGAACTATAGATAAGCAAGGCTGAAAAGCCTTTTTAAAAAATTTTACTACAGCAAAAATGCATATACTTCTCTAATCTATGTATATGCTAGAACATTGAAATTAGTACCAAAATCCTTAATCCTTGTAACTAAATGAACTAATTAGAGCGGGAGTAGGCGAAGATAAGAGCTACGCTAAAAATAAAATGTATGGTCACTGCGATAACAGTTAGTTGATTTAGTTACAAGGAGGTGAAGAGGTACGGAATGAAGGAGGAAAAATAATGGAAATAAGATGTTCAGAACATGAAATACCATTGACATTTGATGAAATGCTAGATGAAGGAATAGAAAAAGCTCAAGTTTCAGTAATAGGTAATGATACTCATGCAGATGAAAAGATACAGGAAATAAAAGAGCTTGAGGAAGAAAAAACAAGAATTGAAATGATAGCTAAAAATAGAATAGCAGCAATAAAAGAACAGTTAAGAATAAAAACAGAAAAAATAAATAATGAAATAGATTTTAATAAAGAACAACTTATGGCCTATACAAGAAATTTAAAGATGAAGGAAACTAAAACACAGAAGAGTTACAACTTATTAAGTGGAAAACTTGTTATAAAGAAATCTAAGATTAATCTAAATCATGATGATACAAAGATACTAGAACATTTATTAAATGCTAAGGATGAAACTTACATTAAGAAAGAACCTAAGTTGAAATGGGGTGAAATGAAGAAAGATTTAGAAGTTAAAGATAATCAAATAGTAAATAAAGCTACAGGTGAAATTTTAGATATAGAAGGTCTTACATTAGAAAAAACTAATGAAATTTTAGAAATTAAATAGGAGGAATAAATAATGGAAAATCAATTAGAAATAGTTAAAAACAATCAAGTTATTAGTCTTATAGATAGTGTAGATATAGGAACTATACAGGGCACTATGCAAAAGATAGCAACATTTCAAGCAGTAATTAAAAAAAATTTAAAAGATGGCCACGATTTTGGAGTAGTTGCAGGAGCAGGAAGCAAACCAACTCTACTTAAGCCAGGTGGAGAAAAAATATGTATGATGTTTGGTCTTAATCCTGAATATGAATTTTTAGAAAGAACAGAGGATTACAAGGATGGATTCTTTGCTTATAACATAAAATGCACTCTCTATAGGAATGGTAATCCGGTAAGTCAAGGTGTTGGAAATTGTAACAGCATGGAAAAAAAATATAGATATGTTAACTCTGATACTATTCCGGATGGTATAGATCCTACAACTGTAGAAAAAGTAACTACTAAATATGGAACTATAAAGTATAAGATTCCTAATCCACATATAGCAGACTTAGTAAATACAATTTTAAAGATGGCTAAAAAAAGAGCGTTTATAGATGCAGTGTTACAGGTAGCAAGCTTAAGTGATGTATTTACACAGGACCTAGAGGAAATGCAAGAGTTTTTACAACAAGAGCATGTACAAAATATTGATGAAAATAGTGCTGGAAACATTAAAATAAACTTTGGTAAAAATAAAGGCAAAACTTTAGGCCAGATAATGAGAGAAGCTCCTGACTATATAGATTGGCTTATGAAAAATGCAAAAGATCCAGTAATACAAAAAGCTTGCAAAATATTAGTAGACAAAGGATTAAGTAAAAAAGAAGATATACCAGAGACAAAAGAAGAAGATTTACCACCATTCTTACAAGACCAGGAGGTATAGTTATGGATAAAAGCGATAAAGAAGCATTAGTGTATCGTTTAAATTGGGTCTTAAAATATGCTGAAGAAGGAAAGATAGAGAACATAAAAAATGAAGTGGAAAGCCTTATAGATGAAATAAATCATTATAACTTAGTAGTTCCATTTTAGGAAGGAGGTTATGGTTTGGATAATTCTTTTAAAACTTTAATGCAAAGTATAAATGCACAACTAGCTGTACTAAATAAAAATGGATATGCAATATATGATATTGATAATCCAGAATACTTTATAAGTAGTGTAAAATATGACAGCGATAGTGATGAAGTGGTGTTTGAAACTATGGAAGATGAAAGGAAATAGGTGCTCTGCAAAGCACCCATTAGAGATTGATTTATTAAAAATCGGATAAGAGCTCAGCAAAGCTCTTGTCCCTTAGTATAACACACATATCAATGGTTTCTCAATATAGTATATGGACAAAAGTAGAAAAATATACATGGGGGATGGAAAAAATGAAAAGAAGAGAAGTTTTATGGCAATTAGACAGCTTGATAGATAATAGTAAAAGCTTAATAACAAGTGATGGTGATTACAATTCAATATGGGAAGATGATATAAAAGCTTTAAAAATAGCAAAGAAAGCAGTAAGTAAGGAGTACAGATATAGATTTTTAGCTAACTTAGTTTTAGCAATAATAGTATTAATAATATTTGGAAGTTTTGTGGCAATGTCTTACTTTATGTATAAGTAATTAACAAAAGAAAGGGTTGATACAATGGCAGAAGTTAAGTGGATAAAGATAACAACTAATATGTTTGATGATGAAAAAATAAAGCTAATAGATGCCATGCCAGAAAGGGATACAATTCATTATATTTGGATAAGGCTTTTAGTTCAAGCAGGTAAAACAAATGCAAATGGATACATTTTTTTAAATGAGAATGTTCCATATACAGAAGAAATGTTAAGCACAATTTTTAATAGACCATTAAATTCAGTGAGGTTAGCACTAAAAATATTGAATGATTTTGGAATGATTGAATTAGCTGAAAATCATTTGATTAAGATTACTAACTGGGCAAAACATCAAAATATAGAAGGCATGGAGAAAGTAAGAGAACAAACAAAGAAAAGAGTTGCAAAGCATAGAGCTAAGAAAAAAGAATTATTAGAAGCTGCTAAAGAGGAAACTTGTGGAAGTAACGAAACTAAAAATAATGTAACGTTACATGAAACGTTAAGTAACGGAACAGAAGAAGAAGAAGATAAAGAAGAAGATATAGATATAGAAGAAGATAATAGTCTTCTTTATATAGAAAATAACATAGAAAAAATTATAGATTATTACTGTTCTAAGGCTGGCATATTATCAATTAATTTTAAACCTAAGGAATTTGCAACAGTGGAAGAACTATTACAAAAAGTTCCTGTAGATGTAATTAAAAAAGGCATAGATGATGCTTTTAAAAATTATAAACCGAGTTTTAAAGGGGAAAAAATAAGTTCATTTAACTATTGTAAGCCAGTAATATTGAAGATTTGGAATAATATAAACATCAAAAAGAAAGGAGTAAATTCAAAAGATGGAAACAGTAGCTCAAATACTAATGAACAGCAACGACTTACAGCCGAAGGTATTGGAATATAAAATAAAAACTTGCAGTAATTGTGGTGAACCAATAGAAAAAGTAATTAATTTATTAGGTACAGAAAGAGTTGTTCCTATAATGTGTTCATGTAAAAAAGCAGAGTATGAAGCTAAAAGAATTGAAGAAGAAAATAAAGAGAAACAGTTGAGAGTTAAAAGTATAATTAAAAATTCATTGATGGATGAAAAGTTTAAGAACAGTAGATTTGATAATTGGGATTTTAGTAAAGGCACAAAGAAAATGTATAATATAGGCTTTAAATATGCATCAAAATTTTCTGAAATGAAAAAAGAATCAATAGGGTTATTAATTCATGGTGATCCTGGCAATGGTAAAACTCATACAACAGCATGTATAGCAAATGAACTAATAGATAAAATGATTCCTGTTATATGTGTAAATATAGATGGTTTACTAAATAGAATCAAAGAAACATATAACACATGGGGCAAAGAAGGAGAAGAAACTATATTAAAAAGTTTGAGCAATGCAGACTTATTGATTATAGATGATTTAGGAACAGAGCAGGATACAGATTGGGCCAAAACTAAAATATACAACATCTTGGATAGCAGGTATAGAAATGGATTACCAATTATAGTTACTACAAACATTTCTTTAGTAGAACTTAAAGAAAAATATCATAAAAGAACTTATGATAGGCTATTAGAAATGTGTACTCCAGTATTTAATGATGGAAAGAGTATAAGAGTAGAAAAGGCTAAAGAAAAGACACAAATATTAAAAGAATTATTAAATTAAAGAATGGGGGATAAAAAATATGTGGATTAGAAGTCAAGGAAAAGATGTTTTAGTACATTGTGAAAATATAGAGGTTGATGGATTAAGTGTGTATGGGTCTCATTATTTTTTAGGAGAATATGCTACAGAAGAAAGAGCAATAGAGGTGTTAGATTTAATACAAAAAAGAATAATAGAAGGTAGTAAATTTGATGAAATATACAGCGGAAAAAGAAAAACTAGAGATTTTGTATTTCAGATGCCACAGGAATAGGAGGTTTAAGGATGCATAATCAAGAGATTATAGAAAAAATAAAAATACTATATAAAAAAGGATTTACACAAAAACAGGTTGGAGAAAAATTAAATATTACTCAAAGTAAAGTATCGTATTTGATGAAAAAATACAATATAAAATCAAGAAATAGTGTATGGACACAGGAGGAAGAAGAATATTTACAGAGACGTTATGGTAAGACAACACTTAAATCTATATCAAAAAAATTAAATAGGAGTGAAACTGCTATAGAAATTAAAGCTGGAAGATTAGGTCTCTCTAGTGCATTAGAAGCAACAGGAGAATTAACAGCAGCAGAGCTTGCAAAAGTATTTAAAATAGATGCACATGTGGTTGTTGATAGATGGATAAAACATAGGGGATTAAAAGCGCAATATAAGGCAGTTAAATTCACAAGAAAGTTTTGGAGAATAAAAATAGAAGATTTTTGGAAATGGGCTGAGGATAATAAAGAAATAATTAATTTTTCTAAGTTAGAAAGAAACATATTAGGAAAAGAACCTAGCTGGGTAGACATAGAAAGGAAAAAAGATTTCAAAGAAAAGCCTAAAAGACAACATCAATTTTGGAATGAATTAGAGGATAGAAAATTAAAAAACTTATGGAAAAGTTCAAAAAGTATAAAAGAAATAGCAGAAATTTTGAATAGGAGTTCAAGTAGTGTTAGACATAGATCAAAAAGATTAAGTTTAAAACCTAATAAAAAGGTGAATATACCTTGGACTAATGAAGAAGTAAATACAGTAATAAGGATGAAAAAAGATGGAGCATTAGATAGAGAAATAGCTTGGGAGCTAGGGAGAAGCACAGAAAATATATCTTGGAAGAGAAAAGAGCTTATAAAGCAAGGAAAATTAGATTGGCAATATAGAAGAATGGAGGCTTAAGATGATAACTGTATTAGTTAAAGAAATAGAGAAAGAAACACAAACATTGAAAGAAGAAAATACAATTTTAAAGTTCCTTCTAAAGGAATGTGTAAAGAAAAGTATGGACTATAAGGAATTATTACAAGAAAGCTTGGAATTATTGGACAAGTATCAGGAAGAAGTATCAAATTTAAAGATAAGAGCTAATATGTGGGCAGATGAAGTAGCCAAGCAGTATTTTATAACTGAAGATTTAGACAAGGCTTTAAGAGCAGTAGGAAAAGAAATAATGTTATATGAATTAAATAAAAATAAGGGAGAGATGTAATTATGAAAAATACAGGAATAGTAAGAAAGATAGATTCATTAGGAAGAATAGTTTTACCAAAGGAGCTTAGAAAGGCTTTAAACATTAAAGACAATGAAACACCATTAGAAATTTACACAGAAGGAGAAGAAATAATTCTAAAAAAATATGAACCAGCGTGTATATTTTGTGGAGAAGCTAAAGAGGTTATAAACTTCAAAGGTAAAAATATTTGTAAAATCTGTTTAAAGGAGTTAGGCAAATAGTGAGTATTGAAGATTATGTGAATTTAAAAATTAAAGAAATGGTAAATGATGCACATAGAAATGCAATAGATCATGGGTTTTGGGAAGAAGAACAGAATATAATAACTAAAATGTGTGTAAAAGAATTTGAAGATGAGGAAATTAAAGCCGTAAAAAGAGCATTTATGTGTCAAAGATTAATGCTTATAGTGAGTGAAGTATCAGAAGCAGTTAATGCATTAAGAAAAGATGATAAAGAAAATTATGCCGAAGAGCTTGCAGATATAATTTTAAGAACGTCTGATACTTCGTTAGGAGATACAGTTGATATTGAAAAAGAGATTAAAAAGAAAATGAAAAAGAATAGGAGTAGACCATATAAGCATGGTAAAGTATTTTAGATAACTAAATACTGTAGGTATAGGCTAACTATGGGCATATTTATACCTATGGTGTATGAGTATAATAAAACACTAATACTGAAAGGAGAACAATATTATGGAAAAGATGATTAATCTAGAAACCTTTGCTGATGGAGCATTGGCAGAAAAAATCAATATGGCTTTAAAGGAGGTGTTAGAAAACATTGCGGATCCAAACACAGATTATAAAACAAAAAGAAAGTTAACTGTAGATATGACATTTGCTAGTGGAGAGGACAGAGAATTAACAGAAGTATCAATAGTAGCAAAACCTAAGTTAGCTCCAACAAAACCACTTGCAGCTAAGATTGTAATTGGTACAGATGGAAAAGGTGGAATACTTGCCAGTGAATATAAGAAGCAAATTCCAGGACAAAGCACTATGAGAGTTGACGAAGAAACTGGGGAAGTAGTGACTACTGCAGAAGAAAAAGAAGTAGATCTTAAAGGTATCAAATTAGTAAAATAATAAAAATAAAATTGGAGGAATGAAAAATGATAAATAAAGAAGCTTTAGAATACTTAGTAAATTTAGGAGAGAAAAGGGACCCAATTATTCAACTAGATCAAGGAACTTTTTCAACAAAAGGATTAGATAGGGTTACAGGACCATTAGCAGACACATTAACAGTATCAACACTTACAGGATTAGTAGATTATATAAAAACAAATACAGATAGATTACAAAGTGAATTATTAATACAAGTAAAATCACATGATGATGTAAGACTATATAGTCCCTTAAATGAGGATAGAGAAAGAGAAATGTATATAAAAGCAGTAGCTATCTTACCAAATAATATTTATTATGACAGATTTATAGGAACAGAAGAATTCAATATCATGCTTCAATCTAGTTTTGTGGATGTAGGAGATAAAGAGGTTCTATTAAAATATACAGGCTTAATAAAAGATGAAGCAGTAAAAAGCACAGGTGATGATGGGGTATCTCAAGCAGTAACAATTAAAACTGGTGTAGCCAGTGTAGGACAAGCAGTAGTGCCTAATCCAGTAACATTAGCACCATATAGAACATTCCCAGAAATTGAACAACCTTTAAGTAAGTTTATATTCAGAATGCAACAAGGACCTAAAGCAGCTATTTTTGAAGCTGATGGTGGAGCTTGGAGAAATGAAGCCATGAGAAGAATAAAAGCATATTTGGAAGAAGAATTAAAAGGAATAAAAAACATTAATATAATATCTTAGCAAACATGGACAGGCAGTAATAAACAAACTTACTGCTTGTCCTATAAACAAAGGGGATGAAAATTTGGAAGAATACAAACATTGTGAGGTGTGCGGTAGGTTATATCCAGAGAAACACCATATCGTTTTTAAAAGCCAAGGAGGACTAGATTTCCTTTCAAACTTTAAATATTTATGTGTAGAACATCATAAGGGGAAAAAATCCCCACATATGTGTAAAAAAATAGACCTGGAGTATAAGAAAGAACTCCAAGCCAAATTAAAAAATAAATTAATCCAAGATTATTATACAGAAAATGAACTAATTAAGATACTAGAACTTAATAGAAGACAAGTTAAAAAGATGTGTAGAAAATTTTTATTATACAAGGAAGGATATAAAACAGAAGATATTATAAGAAGGCTAATGGGCGGTAAATTGTATTAAAAGGGCGGTGATGAAATGTCTAATAAGGAGAGAGCTAATAAAACTTATACATTACTACAGCAAAGAAAAAGAAATAAGGAAAGAAGAAGAGAGTAGGATTATATGTTGCATGTAATGGAGAACATGGACAGGACATATAAAAAGAATTACAAAGGTCTAAAAAGGAGAGGACAAATTTGAGGTGGACAGAGGAACAGTATGAAGAATATTTAAAAAACAGAGGGAAGAAAGTAGAAAAAACTAAACCTAAAAAACAGAAATATAAAAATAAAGGTACCTGGATAGATGGAGTATTTTTCAGAAGTCAATTAGAAGCTAAAAGGTACTGCCAATTAAAGTTGTTATTTTACGCTAAGGAAATAGTAGGATTTGTATTACAACCAGAATTTATCTTACAAGAAGGCAATGAAGAAAATAGAGCAATAAAATACAGTGCAGACTTTTTAATATTAAATAAAGATGGGACCTATACAGTAGAAGATACAAAAGGCTATGAATCAGAGCAATGGAAGAGAACATACAAACAATTTAAACTTAGATATCCAAATATAGATTTAAAGATACTAAAGGAAGTGTAGATATGACACCAATAGAAATAATGCAAAAGATAGGAGTATGTCAGCAAGCTTTGACTAGAGGAAATACAGAATTAAAAACTCTAGGAGTAAAGAAAGCAAGAGCAGAGCATGACTATAAAATAGCATTAAGAAAAGAGATTTTAAGATTAAGACAACTTGAAAAGCAACCAGCCACACTAATAAATGACTTAGCTAAAGGTAAAGAAGAAATTGCAAAATTAAGATTAAATAGAGATATAGCAGAAACTAACTATAGTGTATGTATAGAAGCTATGAGAAATTTGAGATTAGAACTTGAAGCATATAGAAGCTTTCTTACATGGGAGCGTGTAGAGCTTAAGAATACGTAATTTGAAATTTTGATTAAGAGAAAGGAGAAATAAAAAAGATGATAGATATAAATAAAATTGTAAATGATAGTTTAGTTAAATTAGAGGAAGAAAAGTTTGTGGAGGGAGTAGTTCAGAAAAGATTGGAGAAAACAATAACAGAGATAGTAGATGATGTTTTTAGAGAATGGAGTGATTTTGGCAAAAATCTTAAGGAACATATAGAGAAAAATTTAAATATTGATTTAAGCAATTTAGGGATAGAAGGATATAACACAATTGTACTAGCTGCAATTAAAGAACAATTAGACAAAACGATTACTGTTCAAGGTATAGAAAAAATAAAAAAAACAACAGAGGAAATGCTATCAGATGTAAAAGAGGAATACACATTGAGTGAAATAATAGAGAAACTTAAGGGTGAAGATTATAGAGATGAATGGGAATATGATGAAGGTGATAAGATTACTTTAATTATTCAAAATCGTAGCTCTGGATACAAACATATATATTTAAGTGAAAATGAAGATGAAGAAGAATATAGCTGTGATTACCAAATTGATATTAATAAAGAAGGTAAGCTATATAGTATAAAACTAAAAGGCAATGAGATAGATAAGAATAAAATTTTAGGTGGCTTGTATGGATTAGATAAATTGTTATTTAAGATATATGCACATGGTTCAAAAATCATTTTAGATCGTGGGGATGATCCAGAAGAATATGATATATGGTTTAGAGAAGATTATTAAATATTATTACGTAATTTGAAATAAAAGCGAATTAAACAGGAGGTATTTATGAAAGGTTTGAAATTGCCTGAAATTAGTAAAGAAGAAAGAAAAAAAGCTTGGAATGATTTAAAAGCAAATGACATTATAGTTGAAATTGAACACAACTATTGGGGTGATTTATGGATAATAAAACAACGAAAAGTAATTAAAAGAACTCCAAAAGGTTATATCAGATTAGATAATGGAGTATTGTTAAGGAATTTTGGAGATAGATATCACATAGTTACAGAAGATTTAAAAGAATGGTATTCGAAAGTTAAACTTGAAGAAAATTTAATTAATTTATTTCATGAAACACTTAGAAATAAAAAAATATTAAAAAACAACTTAAAATATGAGGATGCTTTAAAACTTAAAGAAATTTTAGAAAGAACACTTAATAATTAAGACGCAATTCAAAGAAGGAGGGAATTATGAAAGCATTTAAAATATATAGTGAGGATAGGATGGGCTTTGAAAATGAAATTGTTTATGTTTGTAATTATAATAAAGCAATTGAAATTTTCAATGAAAAACTAAGAGAAGAACTTAAAAATATAGGTGATGATGTAGTTAATAAACAAGATTTTAGTGAGGAAGTACAAGAATTTAGAGAGTGGAATAAAGATAGTGAACTACTTTGTAGAAAATATCCTTTATTAATTCATAAGCCTAAAGATAGTAATAAAATTGTTGGAACTATACCATATTGGACAAAAACTGGGTATGAATATAACGAGTACGAAATATTAGGAGAACTAATTACTTTGGAAGAAATTGAGTTAATAGAATAGTCGTAATTCAAATAAATGGAGATATATGAAATGAATAAATATAGAGTTGAATTTAGAACAAATAGTAAGGATTATTTTAGAAAAGATTGTAGTGAAAATCAATTAGAAGAAACTAAAAAGCTTATTAAAAGTATTAAAAATCAAGAGGGAACAGGCAAATGTTACTATAGAAAATTCCCACTAAGAGCAAGTAAGAAAATATATTTTTGAAATGGAGGGATAACAAAATGTATTATAAATTAAAACAACAAGAGCTAAGAGATTTAGAAGAAAAATTTAGAGAAGTTGGTTATTCAGAAGAAGCTATAGAAGAAATAAAGCAAATGGATGGAGCTATTGAGATAGAAGATTTTATAGATAATTTAGAAGAAGAACAGAGCAATTGGGGAGAATAATCCATAATTCAAAGAGTTCAGGCGTATAAATAAAATTTAAAAATGTCTTTAATGGCAATATACAAGGAGGTATTTATATGTATAGTGCAAGTAGTAAAGAAGAAGTTGTAATTAAATTAGTAGGCAAGCTATCTTTAGAATTCCCAGATATAGACCAGCTTAAGGCCAGAACTATAATAGAAGAGGTGCTATATAAATACCGTGTATTACCAGAGGAGACGGCTCTTGTAAGTAGCGATATAGATGAAAGATTACAGATATATCTAGCATCTAAAAAACTGGATGGACTTAGCAAAAAGACGTTGAAGAATTATGAGTATAACCTTTTGATATTTGCAAGCCACTTAAGGAAGCCATTAGCAATTATAAATACAATGGATCTAAGGATGTTCTTAGCAGTTAGATGTAAAAATATGAAGCCAAGTAGTATGAACGGACAAATATCAATTTTAAAAAGTTTCTTTGGTTGGCTTGCAACTGAAGAGTATATACCCAAGAATCCTGCTGCTAAATTAAAGCAAACTAAAGAGCCTAAAAGAGTAAGAAAACCATTAACAAAGGAAGAAATTGAATTATTGAGAGAGGCTTGCGAAACAGATAGACAAAAAGCATTAGTAGAATTCACAATATCTACAGGATGCAGATTAAGTGAAATTGTTGAAGTAAATAAAGATGATATTAATTGGCACGAGATGAGTTTGTTTGTAGTAGGTAAGGGTGATAAAGAACGAAAAGTTTACTTTAATACAAAAGCTAAAATTTTATTAAAAAAATATTTATTGACAAGGGAAGATGGTAATCCAGCATTATTTGTTACATCAAAAAGACCTTATAATCGATTAGGCGGAAGGAGTATTCAAAGGGAATTTAAAAAGATAGCAAATATAGCAGGATTAGAAAAGTCAATACATCCCCATTTGTTTAGACACTCTTTTGCAACCTACAAGATTAATAGTGGTATGCCAATGCCAATTATACAACACTTAATGGGCCACGAGAGTCCATCAACTACTCAAATATATGCGCAACTATCAGAAGAAACCGTAAAATATGAATATAAAAAAATATCTTAATAAGAAGGTGAAATAGATGCGTAGACTATCAATGATAGGCTCAAGCAAATATGAGTTTGAACCCCAAAAATTTGATGAAGATATTAAAAAACATAGAGAAAATTATAAAAGAAAAGAAGAAGAAATTACAAAGATTTTAGAAGAATTTATAAATCAAGATACATGGCAAGAAGATAATTTTAGGACCATAACAAAAGCATTGAAGTTGCTCAAAATTAGATATGATTTATAAAAAGTTTAAATTAAATAGGTGTAGGGATTAAACTATGTATTTCTATACTTTAACTGTACTAGAGTATTAAAACAATGATACAAAGGAGGGATTAATCATGGAAGCATGGAGGGATAAATTGGACAAGTACTTTAATGGAGAGCTAAAGCTATTTGAGGAAAATTATACAATAACTTATCCATGCGTTTTAAAGAGAGGCAGAAAAAGAATAAAAGCAAAGATAGATATGGATCATGGTTTTATATATGGAACAGATGGAGAAGTAATAAAAAAGTGCGGGAGGTTAATTGATGATAGATAAAGAAAATTTTAGAAAAACTGAAAAAAAGCTATATAATTTTTTTAAGAAAGATAAAAAGATAAGTAGTTTAAAACATAAAATAGAAGTACTAAACAAACAAATTGATGATATAGAGATAAAATTAAAAAAAATAGATATTGATATACCAGATGAATGCAAAAGTATAACTCATGAAGAAAGGGTTCAAACAAGTTCAGATGGCACAAGCTATGCGGAAAGGACAGCTATGAAAATAACTGATAATTTATTAAAAGAACAATCAAGGAAATTTGAAGAGATTGCAACAATTGAAGAAGAAATAAGAAATATTATAGTTGATAATATAATAATTGAGGATAACATAAAAGATCTAAGTGAAGAAGACAAAAAATTTTTAACAATAAAATATAGAGATAATAAGAAAGATTGGCAAGTAGGGAATGAGTTAGGAATGGATCAGTCTACTGCAAGTAGGAAGAGACAAAAATTAGTAGAGAATGTAGCAAGATGGGAAGAATTGTTAAAAAAATTATATTAGAATAATAAAGTAGTATAAAGTTTTATGTGCATACACAAGAAATATTTTCGGGGTTATTCACTTGACAAATTTTAAAAAAGAGGTAAAATAACTTTATAAAATAAATTAAGAGGTGAAGCGTTGTTGAATAAAGATATCAATTTCAAGATCCCTGAAAATTTTTTAGAACCTAAAAATATTAAAGAAATAATTAAGGATATAAATTATTCCCGTGAACAACAAAATGATGATTTAAAAGAAAAAAATCTTGCATTTACAAATGGCAGATATCAAGATAGATGGAATTATATATTTAATAATATAGAAAAGTCTTTTTCAAATGAACCTTTTAAATGTTGCAGAATAACAAGAAGCCCATTGTGGACTTTTGTAGCTATATATAGAACGGATTATGATTTGTTATATATTTTATTAAAAAAAGATAGATTTTATGATATAAAGAAAAATGCTAAAGCAAAAGAACACTATAGTAAAATTTTGAACTTGCCCAATAGTATATCTTTTAACACAGGAATATATGATCAAATCTCATTTATTCCAGATTTTAAACGTCCTCTTACTGAGTACATTTTTGAAGAATTTGAAAATATGCTTCCTAATATAAAAGATAAAATTAAAGGTTGTATAAATATATTATTTTTAGAAAATCAAGAAGGAGTAACTGAAATTTCTGGAGTTATGGCTGATTATAATCTAGACATAATTAAATCATTCAATTGGGGTGAATATATTTCTGCAGATATAGGAAACATTACAGATACTGCAAGTATTCTTGAAGAAGATGTGCCATCTATTCCATTGAAAATAAGAACAAAGGGGAATAATAAAGATAAATCAGAGGAATTAGTTAAAAATAGAAAAATAAAAAAGTTAAAACCAGAATAGATACTGTTTTCATTTAGGAGGGTAACATGAAAAATGTTAAGAACTAACAATTACAAAAATAAATTTAATGGTGAAAGACTTAAATCAGCTAGAAAATATAGGTGTAAGAGTATGACAGATCTAGCTAAAGATATAGGAGTTTCAAGGCAAACTATTTCTCAATATGAAAATGGACTGATTTTCCCTCAATTTGATATATTAATAAAATTAATTAATAGTCTTGGATTTCCACGAGAATATTTTTATGAAAGTGATGATACAAATATAGAATTAGGTAACACTTATTTTAGATCTTCAAGTAGAATGACTAAAAAAGAAGAAAATGCACAAAAAGAAAAAACAAAAATAATAGGTAAAGTCTTTTTATTTTTAAATGAATATATAGAATTTCCTAAGCTGAATATACCTCAGTTTGATGAAGATATGAGCATAGAGGATATGACTTTAAAACTTAGAGAACATTGGGGGTTAGGAAAAGAACCTATTAAAGATATGATATATCTGCTTGAAAAAAATGGTATAATAATTACTTCAATGAATACTAAGAGTGAGAATATTGATGCTTTTACCCAACAACAAAATATAAATGGAGAAAAACATTTTTTAATAGTTTTAGGAAACGATAAAGATTCAGCTACAAGAAGGCAATTTAGTTTAGCTCATGAATTAGGTCACATAATAATGCATGATGCTTTTTTAGAGCTTGAAGACTTAACAAAAGAAGAACTTAGGGACATGGAAAAGGAAGCACATGCATTTGCAGCAGCATTTTTATTGCCAAAAGAAAATTTTATTAAAGATATTAGTATATATCCAACTAATCTAAACTATTATAAAGAGTTGAAGAAAAAGTGGAGAACTTCAATATCAGCTATGCTAGTTCGAGCAAATCAAGTAGGAATTATAACTAATAGTTCGTATCAAACATTAAATAAGAAAATCAATAGATTAGGTTGGAGAAAAAAAGAACCCTTAGATGATACTTTAATGATGAGAAATCCAACAGTTTTAAAAAGATCTGTTGATATTATTTTGGATAATGATATTTTAAATGAAGATGAAATAATTAAGGAATTATCTAATAGAGGGTTAACATTACGTAGAGAAGAGATTGAATTATTATTAGGTTTAGATGAAGGAAAATTAATATCAAAGGTTAATAATGATAATGTAATACAAATGGCATTAAAAAATTAAAAGGTGCATTAAAAGTGCATTAAATATGCATTAAATTAGTAAGTAACAGATGTTATAATGGTAGCATAAGAATAGCAGAGATTTTATCGTACAAATGAGGTAACTGCAAAAATAAAAAATATACAATGTATTGTGTATGTACTAAAAGGCACCTGGTTAATTCCAGGTGTTTTTTACTTACCTAAAATAGTTTAGGAAATTATATTTAAAAGGATGTGAGGAGATGCTAAGTATTTACACAAGTTATGTATGTTGTAGTTGTAGAAAAGAATTTGTTTTGTTATCAGAAGAATTAGAAAATACAAAGGGGTACTTAGTGTGTCCTTACTGTTCTAGTAGAAAAGTTAAGAAAGAAAATATAGCAGACAATCTAAAGGAATGTATGCAAGAAAGAAGTTATATAAGAGTTAATGGTGCATTAAGGCAAAGATAATTGTTATAAAAAGAAGGGAAACCTCCTAAAATGTAGAAATTCATATAAGGAGGTGAAAAAGTGGATAATAATTGGACTAAATATGTAAAAGGGAATATCGGAGAGTTGTACCAACTTGATCAGGATAGGGCTAAGTTATTAAAGAGTGAAGTATGTAAATCAAGAGTAAATAATTATACTACTATAAAACCAAATGAAGAATCCAATAAAATAATAAATCGAGCAGCTATAAAAAATAAAGAAAAAGAGGAAAGAGATGAGGAAAGTTTAAGAATTCAAAAAGAAACTTTAGAAACACAAAAATTGATGCTATTTCTTATACAATGCATTAACAAAGATAATAAAGAAATTGTGGAAAACTTACAATTATTAATAAACGCTATTCAATTTCAGGGAAAAGTAGAAGAAGCTAATTTATTAATTATTGAGAAAGAATTAGAAAGTATAAAGAAAGATACCAGTAATATTCAACAAAAGTTTGTAGATATGGCTAAAGAAAAACTAACGGAGAAAGGCGTAGAATATACTATAATGTTTATATTACAAGGGTTAAAAATGATATTTTTAAATGTACAGGGCTCTTAACAGGGCTCTTTTTTATATACAAAACAAACAAAGCAACTAGCAATGAGGTGGTGGTATGGAAAGTATAAGAGGACCAGATGCCAAAGAACAGGCTAAGAAAGATTATCTTAAAGGTATGAAATATAAAGACTTAGCTGAAAGGTATTCAGTTAGTTTGAATACAATTAAGTCATGGGTAAAAAGATATGGTTGGTCAGAAGAAAAAAAACAGAAGGGTGCACACAAAAATAAAAAGGGTGCACCCTTAAATAATAAAAATGCAGTAGGTCATGGAGCTCCATCAAAGAATAAGAATGCGGAGAAACATGGCTTTTTCTCTAAGTATTTACCGGAGGAAACTTTAGGGATAATGGAAGAAATAGAAACCAAGAAACCTTTAGATATATTATGGGATCAGATAATGTTACAGTATGCAGCGATAATAAGAGCACAAAGAATTATGCATGTTGAATCCAAAGATGAAATGATAAAAGAACTAAAGAAAGAGGAATATTCCAGTTTTGAAAGTGGATCCAGTGAGAAAAAAGAATATGAGTTCCAGTTTGCTTGGGATAGACAGGCCACTTTTTTAAATGCACAGAGTAGAGCTATATCAGAGTTAAGAAGCTTAGTTAAAAACTATTTAGAATTAGAAGGATTAGATAAAGAAAAATCTAAAGCTGGCATTAAGGATTGGAAGTCAGCTATTCAGGAGATTGCTAAACGTAGAGAAAAGAAGAAGCAATCTGAGGTGAATTCAAATGGATGATTCTAATATATTTGTTGATTTATTAGATATTTATTGGGATAATCCAGTAGCTTTTGCTGAGGATATGTTAGATTTTCACCCTGATGAATGGCAATCCAAAGTAATGATGGATATAGCTAATAGTTCTAAAGTATCAGTAAGAAGTGGTCAAGGAGTAGGAAAGACAGGGCTTGAAGCTGCTATTATTATTTGGTTTTTATGTTGTAGACCATTCCCTAAAGTAGTGGCAACAGCCCCAACAATGCAACAGCTGTATGATGTACTTTGGGCGGAGGTTGCTAAATGGCTTAACAAAAGCAAAGTTAAAGACTTCCTTAAATGGACCAAGACTAAAATATATATGATAGGCGAAGAGGAAAGATGGTTTGCTACTGCTAAAACGGCAACAAAGCCAGAGAATATGCAAGGATTCCATGAAGATTATATGCTTTTTATAGTTGATGAAGCTTCTGGTGTTGCTGATCCTATTATGGAAGCTATACTTGGTACTTTATCAGGAGCAGAAAATAAACTCTTAATGTGTGGAAATCCAAATAAAACAAGTGGAGCTTTTTATGATAGTCATAATAGGGATAGAGCTCATTATAAAACTCATAAAGTTAGTAGTCTAGATACTTCTAGAACCTCAAAAGAAAATATACAAATGCTTAAAGATAAATATCATGAAGATAGTGATGTTTATAGGGTAAGAGTTCTTGGAGAGTTCCCTAAAGGCGAACTTGATACATTTATACCTCTTGAATATGCAGAGTTAGCATCTACACATGAACTTGAAGCGATTGATTTTATACTTCATTTTGGTATTGACGTTGCTAGATATGGGGATGATGAAACTATTATTGCTCCAAGAATAGGTGATAAGGTATTTAAATTAAATTCATATAGTAAACAAAGTACAATGGTTACTGTAGGCTATATAATAAAAACATTTAAAGAGTACTTTTCAAAGTATCCATTCCTTAAAAGATGTAAGGTTAAAATTGATGATACTGGTGTAGGTGGTGGAGTTACTGATAGGCTTGAAGAAATAGTAAAGGAAGAAAACTTACCTATAGATGTTATTCCAGTAAATAATGGTGGAGAATCTTATGATTTATATTATGTTAATTTAGGTACATGTATATGGGGAGAAGTTAGAGATATTCTAGAAGAAAACTTTTCAGCTCATATGAGAAATGAAAAGCCTAAAATACAATTACCTAGAGACGAAAAACTAATAAGTCAGCTTACTACTAGAAAATATAAAATAACAAGTAAAGGTAAGCTAATAATTGAATCTAAAAAAGATATGAAAAAGAGAGGTTTAACTTCACCAGATAGAGCTGATGCAGTGGCATTAACATTCTACGATAGAACAGTATCTTACGATAAAAAGGTGTATGAAAAAGGTATGGGGCTTAAAGAAAATATTCTTAAACAATATAAAAAGAAAGGAGGAAATGTATTCTAATGGGAGATATAAAGCAGACCTTATTAAAATTTACCAATGAACAAAGGAAGGAATTAGAGAAAATTAAAGCAGATTATTATTTTTATTGTGGTGCAGTGACTGATAAAGACAAAGCTTTACTAGATGAAGCTCTATTAGGTCAAAGTTGGATAAATGCTGATGATTTGGATTACATTCCTTCACAAGTTATAGATAATAAAATAAAACCATTAATTCATAAACAGGCGCGTTTCTTTTTAGGAAAAGAGCCTGTTTTATTATTTAAGCCAAGGGATAGTAAAGATAAAAGTACATGTGAAGAATTAAGAGTATTTATAGATGATATTCTTAATGGCAGTCAATTTTGGAGCGAAACAATGAAAGCTTTTAGATTAGCATCTGTAACTAAAAGAGTGCTTTTAAGAATGGAAGCTAATCCAGAAGAAAAAATAAGATTATATTATCATGATGTAAATGACTTTAATTATGAACTAGATCCAAAAGATTCAAGAAAACTTTTATCAGTTACATTTGTTAGATTAAAAGGAAAAATAGATACTACTGAGATATGGAATAGATATACTTATAAAATGAGTAAGTCCAGTGATGAAAGCTTAGAAGAAACATGTTTATTAACTATAGAAGAATTTAATAATTTAGATTTAGAAAAACCTATAGAAACAAAAACTATAGATACAAAATTAAGTAAGATACCTTGCTGGATAATGATTAATGAGCAGGACTTAATGAACAAAAATGGTAAAAGTGATATTACGGATTTAAAACCACTACAAAATAGTTATAATCAACGATTATCTGATTTCAACGATGCTCTAAGATTTTTAATGTTTGGGCAGACGGTTGTAATAGATGCAACAGAGGAAACAGTAAATGCTTGTAGAATAGCTCCTAATGCATTGATGGCTCTAGTTAGTATAGATGGAAAGCAAGCTTCAGCTCAAAGAGTTGAAAGTTCATTTAGTAATGCTGAACCAGTTAAAATGTTTCTTGATATTTTAGATAAAAGTATGCATGAAAAATTAAGTATACCTACTGATGATAGACTTAAGGAAGTACCTTCAGCAAAAACTATTAAGTATATTTACAATGATTTAATAGCAAGAAGTGAAGAAAAGTGGCATGATTGGGAACCGAATATAAGAAGTATGCTTAGATTATTAGTCGAGGCTTGTAGTAAATTCAAATGTTATGATAATTGGAATGAACAATGGAATAATTTATTGTTTTCTATAGTTTTAAATAAAAACTACCCAATACCTGAAGATGAAGAGGACAAAAAGAGATTAGCAATAGAAGAAGTTAATTCTAATGTAAGAAGCCATAGAAGTTATATTAAAGATTTTTCAAATGATGAAGATTATGAGGAACACTTCAATGAAGTTATAGAAGATATAACAACTATTAATGTAGCAGAGCAGGACCAATTTTTAAAACGCATAGATGATGAGGTAAACAATTGTGATGGTGATTCATAATGAATGAGTACCAAAGGAGAGTATTTGAAGGTAGAAAAGAGTTTTTAAAATTAGTACAGAAACAAGAAAAAGAACTGCTAAAAATATATGAAGAAGCTAGTAGACAGATATCATATAAACTTTCTAAAGCTAAGCCGGGTGGAATAAATGCTAGATATTTAAATGAATTAGATAACTCTATTACTAAATATGTACTAGAATTAAGAAATAATTTAAGTAGATCTATAAAATCAAGTATAGAATCAAGTTCAGAGATAGCAAGTTCAGTACAGGCAAGTTATTTTGATAGAATAGTTCCTAGAGAAGATATAAAATCTACTTTTAATAAGATGTTTACTCAGCTACCTTCTAATATTACTAAGCGGCTTATAAGTGGTAATTATTATAATGATGGTAAAACATTAGATAAGAGAATTTGGAATATAACAAATAAAAATGCTAAAGATATAGATACTCTTATAAAAGCTAATGTAGCCAAAGGTGCTAATGCTAGAGAATTAGCTAAAGAATTAGATAAATATATTAATCCATATAAAAAAATTGAAGCTAAAACTTTAGAAACTGGGATGAGTAAAAATATTTCATATCAAGCACAAAGATTATCTAGAACCTGTCTAACTCATGCTAATACTGAAACATATATACAAGGTTCAAAAATGAATCCTTTTTGTAGAGGATTAAAGTGGAATTTAAGTCCTAGTCATTTTAGTAGGATGAATGGTAAAACTGATATATGTGATACTTATGCGACTCAAGATATATATGACTTAGGAGTAGGTATTTATCCACCAGATAAGTTGCCTATTGGACATCCTAATTGTTTATGCTATCCTACTCAAGAAGTTGCTGATATAAACAAAGCTAGAGATGAACTTATAGATTGGATAAATGGAGGAAATAATCCTAAATTAGATAAATGGTTAGAAAATTATGGTGAAGAGTTTGGAATTAGTAAAAATGATTATATGAAATCATATAATGCTAAATTAGAAAATAAGCTCTCTAATACAATCGAAAGTGCATCTAAGCAACTGAATATAAATAAATTTAAGAATGAGATGAATCAATATTATAAAAATGGTAATAAAAAAGTATTAATGCTACATGAAAAACAAATGGATAAGTTAAGATATTCAGAAGGAAATGCTTCTTATCACCTATTTGGTGGAATATCTTTGGAAAGACCCAATAAAACAATAGATAAAAGAAACAAGTTAGGGAATAAGTATATAGGAACATTATTTCATGAAACTGGCCATGGAGAAGATTTTAAATTTTTTGCAGACTCAGTTGGAAATATTGATAAATATATGAAAAACAATTTACCTATGAGTTCTAGTTATTACTATATGAAAGATGCAACTAAAAAAGATAAAAAGGTGTTAACTAAATTACTAAATAATGAAGAATGCAAGGATTTAAAAAGATACATCATGGAAAATAGAGAAATGAATGAAGCATTATCAGATATATGTGTTGCAATTACGAATGGGAAATTAACTGGCTCAGGGGGACATACTGCAAAATACTTTAAAGACAAGGTAAAGTACAAGCGGAAACATTTGCAAATTTAACTCAAATATATACAAAAGGGGATAAAGAAACTATAGAATTAATAGAAAAATATTTCCCTAATGTAAATGGAGCATATTTCAACCTTATCCAAGATATGCTTAAAGGAAGCTTTAGTAAACTTAAATCCAAGTTATAAAGGAAGTGAAATTAATGAAAGCAATATGTGATAACTGTAAAAGAGAATTTGAAATGTCACAAGACAAACTTAAAGAGAAATACTTAGGAGCAATGTATACAGAGGTATATTATGAATGTCCTCATTGTAATAAAAAACACTTAGTATGTGTTATGAATGGTAAGTGCAGAAGATTAAAAAAACAAATGGAATTAAGAATCTTGAATAAGTTTAAAAAAACTAATGACGTAGATACTGTAGTAGCTGATACAGATATAGATAATATTCAGAAGAAATTTAAAAAAGAAATGGATAAGATAAACGGTAAGGCGTAAGAATACGTCTTTTCATTTTGTGAAAAATTAAAGAGGGGATGATAGAAATGCCAAGACTAAGTGAAATATTAGGAGAAAGTTTTAAACAAATACCAGAAGATATTAGAAAGCAATATAAAGATGTTGATTTGGTGGATAGTTCAAATTATGTTGAAAAGAAAGAGTTGGATACTGCTAATGAAACAATTAAGCAGTACAAGAAAGACATAACAAAGAGAGACAAAGACTTAACAGATTTACAAGGTAAGATTAAGGATAATAAAGAGCTTAATACGGAAATAGAAAATTTAAAAGCTGCTAACAAGAAGGCAAGTGAAGATTATGAAAGTAAGCTAAATCAGCTAAATTTTGATACTAAGTTTGAAAAAGCTATAGTAGAATATAAAACTAAGAATCCTAAAGCATTAAGAGCTCTTTTGGACATGGATAAAGTAAAACTTGTTGATGATACTTTCATAGGACTAGAGGAACAGGTAAAGTCTCTAAAAGAAAGTGATGCTTATTTATTTGAAATAGAAACTCCAGGAGGTACTGGAAATATAGGAGGTGATTCATCTTCTATAATTGATACTGATGAAGGAAAGTTAAGTTTAGGTGCTCGCTTAGCTAAAGAAAGAACAGAAGCTACAAAAGTAACAGAAGCACAAAATAAATTTTTTTCATAGGAGGTAGAAAGATATGAGTATTGAAAGAAGTCAGTCCTACATGGGCGAAAACAAAACAATATTACAATTCGCAGGAGAATTATTTCAAAATGCAATAGTAAAGGTTAAAAAAACTGATGTAAAAGAAGTAGAAGGTAAAAGAATACTTAAGGCAGGTACAGTAATAAGTAAAGATGGAAAAATAGTTAATGGATCTACAGTTACAAATGATAAGGCTTTTGGATTAGTTTATAGGGATGTAAATTTAACATATTCACATGGTACTGAGACTGTTCCGGTAACTATTTTCGGATTTATAAAAGAATCAACATTACCTGAAACTGTTTCATTAGAAGCTAAAACAGCTATGAAGATGCTTATGTTTTTATAATTAGAAGGAGGAATGAGTAAATGGATTGGAGAGATATTATAAACGTAAAAGAAATAGCAACTTATATTAAAGAGCTTCCACCAGAAGTAGTAATAGGTGAGGCTCTTTTCCCTAGAAAAAAACAATTAGGGATGGAATTAAAATATATTAAAGGTGCAAAGAAAAAACCAGTTGTATTAAAACAATCTGCTTTTGATGTAGCAGTAAAAATTAGAGCATTAAAAGCACAAGTAGATGAAGTTACTAAACAAATGCCATTTTTTAAAGAATCAGTGCTTGTTAATGAGAAAGATAGACAAGACTTGTTATTAGCTACACAGGCTCAAAACAAAAATGTTATTGATATGATTATTACTAAAATTTTTGATAATTATAAAGACCTTGTAGATGGTGGAGACATGCAAATGGAAAGAATGAGAATGCAATTACTTTCTGATGCAGGAATAATTTCTATTGTATCGGAAGATGGAGATATTGTATTTGATTTTGGTGTTTCTGAAAAACATAAGGAAGTATTAGCTGGTACTGCTAAATGGTCAGATACTGTTAATTCAAACCCTGTTTTAGACATGATTAGATGGACTAGATTAATGAAAAACGAAGGTTATATTGTAGATAGGGCAGTATTAGATGCAACTACATTTGGATGGATTACAGCTAATAAAAATATAGTTAAATCAGGATGGCCACAAAATCCAAATTATTTAGCTTCAGATGATGAAATTAAGGAATATATTAAAAAGAAAACAGGTGTAACATTGGCAGTAATAAGTGGTTCGTATAAATTAGAAGATGGAACAGAAGAACCTTATTTCTCAAGTGGAAAACTTACATTAATACCTACAGGAACATTAGGAGCGACCTATTACGGGACGACTCCGGAAGAGGCAGATAAGATGTTCTCTCAAGGTTCAAATGTTGAAATAGTAAGAACAGGTGTAGCAATTATGACAATGAAAAAAGATGATCCTGTAACAGTTCAAACAAAGGTATCTCAATTAGGGATGCCTTCATTTGAAAGAGCTGATGAATGTTTCTTTGCTACAGTTAACTAAGAGTGGTTATTTTAGCCACTCTTTAGATTTTAAACAGAAAGGATGATTAATATGGCAAATAAAAAAGCAGTAAAAGCTAAAGCTTTAGTAAATCTAAAATATGACAAAGATTGTTTTAAAATAGGTAATGAATTAAAAGTTAGAATAGAAGATGCATTAGATATGGTTGAAAAAGAACATATCGAACTTTTAGAAGAATTACCAAAGGAAAATGAAGAAGAAATAGGAGACTCAGCTGAGGAAGGTGAATAAGTATGTCCACACCTTTAGAGGTCTTAAGATTTAATTTGCAGGAAAGACAATATCCTTATTTTGAGGATGCTGAACTTGAAATGTTACTAGAAAATAATGAAGATAATGTACTTAAATCTAGTTGGAAAGGTTGTCTATTAAAAGCTACTGCTGATGATGGAACAAATCTTGGCCCTCTTAAAACTGAAAGTAATAGAGATTATTGGTTAGGACTTGCGGAACAATATAAAAGTGATTATGAAAGAAGCTTATCAGGTAACAGGAATAATATTGGCTATAAAACATCAATGAAAAGAGTTGATGGACAGTGATAAATGAAGCAAGAATAAAAATGCAAGCTAAGAGGAGTATAGCTAAAAGCCCAACTCATATAACTCTTATGAGAAAAGAATTTGTTAGTAATGGGATGCATGGTGGTAGAGAAGAAGAAAAAACAGTAGGTGAGTTAGATATCTTCCTTGATGATACTAAACACAATTTAATTTTAGATAGTGCAAAAGAATCTGGAACTGTTAAAAGAACTAGAGGTATTTCAATGTTTGCAGTAGTAGAAGGTATAGAAATAAAAGAAGAGGATTACTTCACTATAGGAAATAATAAATACAGGGTTACTTATCCAGGTATGATTATAAAGGATATATATAATTCTGACTTGGAGGTAATAAAATGAGTGATGGTTGCAAATTAGAAATGCATGGACTAGATGAAGCTATGAAAAGATTAAAGGAATTTACCCCAAAACTTAAAGCAGCTCTTGCACTAGATGCTCAAAATATAGCAATGCAGATGGAAAAATGGGCTAAAGAAAATGTAGTATGGACAGATAGAACAGCTCATGCAAGATTATTTTTAACATCTACTGTAAAATGGACAAATACAAATACATTAATGGTTGCATTAAGCCATCAAGTAGACTATGGCATTTACTTAGAACTATGCAATGAAGGTAAATATGCTATTTTAGAAAGAGCAATACAGGAGTTTGCTCCACAATTCATGGAAGGTTGGAAGAAAATAGTCCAATCAGCAGGAGTGATTTAATGACAAGAAAAGAAATATTTGATTTAATAGATCCTTTATATCCTTGTTATGCAATCGGAGAACATAAAGGAGAGTGTACAAAACCTTATGTGATTTTAAAATTTGAAAATCAATTATGAAGCATGAATAACAGTCAATGTGGTTGGCAGTTTGTTCATGTTTTTTTATATGCTCCTTTAGGAGATATAACTGTACTTGATGAAATGTTAGATAAGGCCCAGAGACCCTTAAATGAAAAATTAGAATTTACAGGTGATATTACACCAGAAATTATAGAAGATGAAAAGAAAGCTTATTTTAGAAGATTAAAATACAAAATACCGAAGGAGGTAATTTAAATTATGAGTACAACAGGAGAAATTTTATATAATGTTAAAAAGGTTATTCTAACACCGCTGGATAAACTAACAGGCTTACCAGCAACTGATATGGAAAAAATAAATATAAAATGTGACAGTGAAATAGAAATAGACCCAGAGATAAGCCAAGGGCAAGAGAAACAATTAAGAGACGATGAAAGAATATTAGCTACTGCAGGTACACCAGATTTGCTGTATGGCTATAAATTAAAGCTTAAGAATACAACTCTTGAATTGGCTGTAGCAGCTCTTATAGAGGGTGGGATAATTAGATATGATAAAGATGATTCTACAAAAATTATAGGATATGATACACCAATGCTTTCAGAAGGTTCTAAAATAAAACCTTTTATGGCAGAAATATATGCAGAAAATTACGAAGGAGAAGATGTAAAAAATTATGCTAAAATAACATTTAATAAATGTACAGGAAAAGCATTTAAAATGTCTCTTAAAAAAGATTTTTATGCTCCGGAATTTGAAATTAAATGTAGAGAAAATACTAAAGCTAAATTACCTATAAAGTCTATAGAATTTGTTGATTCATTACCACAAGACACAGAAGAGGGTAAAAAAGAATCCAATATTACAGATAATCAAGAACCTTAAAATCGAGAGCTATAGTAGGCTCTCTTTTTAAATTAAAATTTTAGGAGGAATTAGCATGGCAGTAACAAATATAGAGGAATTAAAGGCCAAAAAATATATAGAGGTAGAATTACCTGGATGGGATGTAGAAGATACATTTATAGTTAAATTACAAAGAGTTAATTTATTAGATTTAGCAGCTAAAGGTAAGATACCCAATCCACTTATGGGACCTGTAATAGATCTATTCCAAGGTAAGGGACCAGGAGGAAAAGATGAAGATAGTTTAAAAACTGTTAATGAACTTGCTGAATTATTTTGTGAAACAACAATGGTTGAGCCAACATTTAAAGAAGTTCAAGAAGCTATAGGGATGACAGATGAGCAGAAAATAATAATATATAATTTTGTAGTACACGGGGTAAGAACTTTGGAATCATTTCGTAAAAAGCCAGAAAATGATAAGTTTAATGACAATGGTAAAGATGTATAATAAAACACCAAGTGAGATACTAAAAATAAATGATGAATATATAGCTTATTGCCTTGATGAAGCCATGACAGAGTTTATATATAGAATAGAGAATGGAGAAAAACCACGATTTGAAATTAAAAACAAAGATAGAAAAGATAATCCAGGATTAAAGATGCTTTTAGGATAATGATTAGGATAGTCATTCCAATATTGTAATATATAATATATAATTAATATATATTTACATATTGGAGGGGATTGCATGAAGAAAATATTTAATAAAATTTCATTGTTATTTGTACTTATTTTATCTTTTACATTAATAGCATTAGTGGGTTGTGCTCCAAAGGGAAATCCAGAAGAAACTTTAAATACTTATTATGAAAATATAAAAAAGAATAATGTAGAGGAAGCTTATGCTTTATTATGTGAAGAAAGCAAAAAAGATTTTAAAAAAGAAGATTTCACTAAATGGAGAAATGCTGAAAAAGAAGTTTTTAAATTAAAAGATGTAAAGGTTGAAAAAGTTAAAGATTTTAAAGGAAGCCTAAATGGTATAAAATTTAAAAATATTGTAGAGTTTAAAGTAGTTAAAAAATGTGAAGATATTTTTGAAAATGAAGAGGAAAAACAAGAATTAAAGCAATATGTCGTAAATGATAATGGTGCGTGGAAAATATATTTTGGTAATAAAGAAACTGGGAAACAATTAACTAGTCTTTCTTTAAATCAATTAGCTCGTATGTATATGTATGGCAAAGGAAATAAAACAGAAGACTTAGATAAAGCTGCTAGTCTCCTAGAAGAAGCAATTGAATTAAATCCAAATAACAAAGATGCTAAAGGAAATCTGAAATCATTACCATATTTAAAAGCATTAAATTCAAACAAATAAAAATATTATTTATAAAACTAAAGGAATCGTTTAGGCGATTCTTTTTTTATACCTCAAAATAGGAGGTGAAGAAATATAAGTATTGATTTAGGAAGCGTATATTCAAGTATAGATTTAAGATTAGATAAATTTGAAAGCTCTGTATCAAAAGCGATACAGGGCTTTTATAAGTTACAAACAGGTGCGGAAAAAGCAAGTTCTATAATGGATAAGAGTGTATATACTGCGGTATCTAATATAGAGAAAAGTTATAAGCTTTGGGAAAATGCTAATAAATCAAGTGGTAAAAGTTTAGAAGATAATAGTAAAAAAATTGAAGCTTATAAATCTAGCATGAAACTATTAGATGATGAGATTAAGAAGTCTGAAAAAAATTTAGAAGACATAGGTAAAAAATGCGGTGAGAACTCCAAGGAGTATGAAAATTATAAATCTCATGTATTAGATCTAAAACTGAAGCACTCAGAATTGTCCCAAGAGTTGGAAAAAGCTAGTAAAGCTACAGTTACTGTAGCTGATAAATTAAAAAATCTTGATGAAGGTTATCAAAAAACAAGTACTCAAATAAGCAACTTAGAGAAATCTTATAAACTTCTTGATTTAACTCAAGAAAAAAGCGGCAAAGGTATATTTGATAATTCTGAAAAGATGAATAAACTAAAAAAAGAAATGTCTTTACTAGATAGTGAAATAAAGAAACATGAATCTCTTTTAAAAGAAGTAGAACAGGAGTATGGTAAAGATTCTAAAGAAGTTGAAGAATATAAAGGCAAAATACTAAATTTAAAAATAGCTCATGCAGAACTTGGCTCTGAACTAAAAAAGACAGAAAAAGAAGCTACTACTTTTGCTGGTAAGCTAAAAATACTAGGGAATGAATTTGAAAAGATAGATAAAAAATATGAGACATTTGATAAAGTAGGAGATACACTCCAAGGTATAGGTAATAAACTTACAACTCATGTTACTCTTCCTATTGTAGGGGCTACTACGGCGGCAACTAAGTTCGCGTTTGATTTTGAAAGCGGTGCTGCTAAAGTTAGCACTATTGCAGATACTACAAAAGTACCAATAGAGACACTTAAAAAAGGAGTAATAGACCTTTCTAATAAAACGGGAATGAGTACTAAAGAATTAAACGAATCTTTATATCAAGCTATTTCCGGCTCAGTAGATACTGCTAAAGCAGTTGATTTCTTAGATGTAGCAGTAAAAGCTGCAAAGGGTGGCTTTACAGAAACATCCACTGCAGTTGATGGGTTAACTACTGTTTTAAATTCATATGGATTAGAAGCAGATAAGGCCACAGACATTTCAAACCAGATGTTAATTACACAGAACTTGGGTAAGACAACTTTTGGTGAGCTTGCAAGTGCTGTAGGTAAAATTACACCAATAACAGCACAATTAGGAGTAACAACAAATGAATTATTCTCTAGTTTAGCTAGTACAACAGCACAAGGTCTTGCTACAAGCGAATCTGTTACTGCTTTAAAGGCTGCAATGTCTAATATAATAAAGCCTAGTAAAGAAGCCGGGGAGGCGGCAGAACAATTAGGTATAGACTTTTCTGTTTCAGCTTTACAGAGTAAGGGCTGGATGGGATTTCTGCAAGATGTAAAGAAAGGATTATCTAATGCGAGTCCTGAATTTGATAAATTGAGTAAAAGCATGAGTGATAATGCTCATAAAATGTTAGAACTAGAAAATGCGGGTAAGAAAGGTACTAAAGAATATAAAGAATTAAGCAAAGCACAAAAAAATGCAAGCAAAGATTTGGAGAGAATGGCACAGGCAGCAGATTCGCCAGTAAGTGCTATGGCTACTATGTTTGGTTCAGTAGAAGGATTAAACAGTATTTTAATGTTAACTAGTGAAAACGGGATAGCAAAATATAATGCATCTATGCAAGAAATGCAAACCAATACTACTGCTTTAGAAGATGCTTATAATAAGATGGAGCAATCTACAGAAGCTAAATTTGGAAAGGCCATGAATAAAGCTAAGAATTCTCTTATGGAATTAGGTATAAAGGCACTTCCAATTGTAGAAAAAGGAATAAATTTAATATCACAATTTGCGGACCGAATGAATAAGTTAAGTCCCGCTACACAAGAATTTATAATCAAGACAGCACTTGCTACTGCAACATTAGGCCCATTTATAAGTGGGTTAGGTGGTGCTTTTAAAGGCATAAATACTTTGATTAAAACAGGTAAAAAGGTAGGAGTATTTTTTGGAATATTTAAAGAGGCTAAAAAAGTAAGCGGTGCAGTCGAAGGAGTAGGTAAGGCAGCAGAACTTGCAGGTGGAACAAAAGGTCTCGGATTATTTGCAGGAGGGCTTGCAAAAGTTTCTAGTGTAGCATTACCAGTAGCTGTAGGAGTTGCAGCAGTTGGAGGAGCTATATATTTAGCACATAAAAATACACAATATTTAAATGATAGTTGTATAAAGAGTGCAGAAGATATGGGAACTATGGAAACTGCAATGGCGGGATTAAATGGGCATGTTATTCACACCAATAAGCAGTTAGAAGAAATGAATGTAAAATATAGAGAGTGGAGTAAAAAAGTAAGTCCAGAGACACAAAAAGCCTTAGATGGTATAGCTAATAAAATAGCTAACTATAATATGGAAGTAGAAGGAGCTGCTAAACTAGATAAATTAGCGGATGAGGAAACTGGGAGAAAACTTAATTCTAAGCTAGATGATATATGTAATAGTGCTATTAATAAAATAAAATCCAAGCAACCTGAAATAAAAAAAGTTCTAGAGGATAGCTTTAAGGCTGACGGTATAGATGCAAATGAGAAAAAAATATTAGACTCTCTTAATAAAAGTGGGAATGACCAAATAAAAAAGGTTCAGGATATTAAGAAGAAAATATTAGATTTAGAAAAAAGAGCTAGTAAAGAAACAGGAGATGTTAGACAAAAAACATTAAAAGAAGTTGAAAAATTAACTCAACAAATTGGATCAATAGAAATGAAAAACACCGTTAAATCTAAAGAAGAACTTTTAGCAGCTCAAGCTGACTTTAACGCTAGAATGAAAAACTTAGATATGGAAGGAGTATCTAAGTTAATGGAATCAAAGGCAAAAGCCAGAGATGAAGAAATAAAAAAAACAAAAGAAAATTATGATAAGCAAATAGAATATTTAAAATTAAATGTTAAAGACGTAGACGCAGAAACACAAAAAGCAATTGAAGCTAAAATTACACAATTAGAAGAAGCAAAAGAGAAAGAAATAGGTGTTGAGAATAAAAAGTATCAAGGATTCTTAGATGCAGCAATAGAGAAATACCCACAACTAATAAATTATTTAGATCTTCAACATGGAACAATATTGAACAAAGAAGAACAACAAACGCAACAGGAACTAAATAATTATAGCTGGAAAATGGATGGTATGAGAAATATAACTGAAAATGGCTATTATAAGATACAAGATCGGGTTACAGGAGCAATGCATAATTGTTATGTAGAAGTAGATAAAGCAACTGGGCAAATAGTAGGAACCTGGGATTTATCTACTGGTGAGGTTTATGGTAATCCTATAAAAGCTAGAGAAGATATAGATAAAGACTTAAAAAAGGGAGTCCCGTTTCAAGAAATAACTAAGAAATATAATAAAGAACAAATAGCAATAGCAGATAATCATCTTAAAGTAAATGCTGATATTAATTATAGTTTATTCGATTGGGTCAGAGATGCACATTCTAATGCACAAAGTTGGCTAAGCAAACATCCTTTTATTGCTAGTGTAGTTCAACAAGTTATTCATCCAAATCAACCTTTCGTTCCCGATGTGCCACAAAAATGGACAGGAACAAGCTATTTTGAAGGTGGTTTAACTTGGGTTGATGAAGATGGATCAGAGTTAATACAATTACCAGGTAAAGGACCTAAGCTAGTAGATTTACCTAAAGGGACCAAAATATTCAACAATACACAATCAAACTCTATGAAAGAAAGATTATCTAAAAAGCAAGTGGAAAATTTTAAAGGTTATGCTACTGGTACTGATTATGCAATTCCTGGAATACATGAAGTAGCTGAGGACGGTTTTGAAATAGTAGCATCTAGGCAGTATAGATTATTTAACGGTGGAGAAAAAGTATTTAATAATCGAGAATCTAAAAAGATATTAACATCATTGTTAGGGGATAATAAGGCTAATAATAATCCTGAAAATATTGCAAAAGAAGCCATGTCGGAGGCTAAAGAAAGTGTAGCTGTTAATCCTCGAGTTGGTGTATCACAAAGTGTAATGAAAGATAGATTAGCAAGACAGCTAAATTGGGGAGCTAACAGTAAAAAGGAATATCAGAAGTATCTGGAGTTCATAGATCATTTAAATAAAGAAGAAATTGAAAAAAGTAAGGAATATTTAAAAGAAGATTATGATAATAGATCTAAGAGCATAGAAGATAGGCTAAGGATTCTTAAGAATGAAAATTCTATAGAGTTGCAAACAGAAAAGTCAAAAATAGATTCACAGATAGCCTATTATCAAAAGTTGCAAAAGAATACTAAAGATAAAAATGCTAAGGCTAATTATGCTAATCAGATAGCTGCCTTAAGACAGTATCAGAAACAAGTTTTGAATACTACTAAAGCGAATCAGAAAGCACAAGTTGATAGCTTAGAGCATTCAAAAAGGGCACTTAAAGAATATTATGATGATGGTATGAATTTACTAGACAAGAGAGAAAAAGAAGTTAAAAAATCTCTTAAAGTACAAGAGAATTCATTTAATAATACATTGAATGAATTCAATGAGGCTATAAAAAGGTTAGGTATTGATACTAAAGATTTAAATCAAAATTTATTAAATCATCAAGCTATAGTTATTCTTCAAGGAGAAAAAATAAAAGAACTTGAAAATAGATATAAAGAATTAGCGAAGACTTTTGGGTATACAGCAGAGGAAACTATAAAAGCTAAGAAATCATTAGAAGAAGCAAAAACTGAACTAATTAACATGAGCAACGCAGTTGATGATGCAAAACAAAAGATTATAGATGCTCAAAAAGAAGCAGATAAAAAAGTATCTGATAGTATTAATAATATGGTTGATAGAATTAAGTCAGCATTAAAGCAACGATATGAAGATGAACTAAAGGCACAAGAAAATCACATAAATAATGAGCTTAAAAATTTAGATAGATGGAAAGATGAATCTATAAAAAGAATAGAGAGCTTTTATGATGCTAAGATTGAAGCTATAGATAAACAACTTGTAGAAGAAGATAAAGCTGATAAGAATGCAGAAGAACTAAAAAAAATAAATCAACTTGAGACAGCGTTAGAATATGAACATAATGAATTTAACAAAATTCAAATACAAAAGGAACTTAATAATCTTCTTAAAGAGAGAGAAAAAAGGATTCATAAAGAACAACTAGAAGAACAAAAAGAGCATCTACAGAAAGAAAAAGAAAATGAATTAAAAAATATTAATTCTATATATGAAAGCAATAGACAAAGTTTAGAAAAACAACTTGAGGATTATAGAAGTTTCTGTGCTAAAAAAACTAATGATGCAGCACTCCAGGCTGAAGCCGAAAGAATTATAATGGACAACAATCAAAAGGAAATTATTGAATTGTTACATTCTTATGAGGAAGCTTATCAGCAAGCAGGACAAAGCCTTGGAGAAAAACTTGTAGAGGGCTTTAAGCCTAAAATAGAGGAACTTAAGGACATGATAGCTAGTATACAGGAAAGTTTTGAAGTTGCTAGAAATTCAGCTTTAAATTCAATGGCTGCTCGATCTTCTGCGATAAATTCAGTTCAGCCATACTCTAGTAATGCAAGTTCAACTAGTATTGATAATAGTAGGAGTGTAGTAAATCACAATAGTTTTACTTTTAATAGCCCTAAAGAATTATCTCCAAGTGAAATAATGAGAAAGAATGAAGTAATGATAAGGAATTTAAACTTTAGTACATCTTAAGGAGGAGTAGAAGTTGCAAAAAATTATATTTAAAAATGAAAGGGGACAGAGTATAGAATTAGGTAACTCTGCTCCTTTTATTTTAACTAAAATTGAGATAGGAAGTCCTAAAACAACAATATTGACAAGTAAATCTCCTGGACAGGATGGTAAGACACACCATGGAACTTTTTTAGATGAGAGAATTTTACCAATAGAAGGAGCTATAGTAGGAGATACTGTAGAAGATATGTATAGAAAGAGGCAAAAGCTTTGCAGTATATTTAATCCTAAGATAAATGGTACTCTTACTTATATCAATAATGCTAGTGAGCATGTTATAAATTGTATTGTAGATAGTTCACCAACATTTAGAGAACAAATAGATGATATGCAGGAGTTTCTAATACAATTTTATTGCCCTAATCCTTTATGGATGGATTTAATAGAAGAAAAAGAAGAAATAGCTCTTTGGGTAGGAGATTTTCATTTTCCTTTAATAATCCCAGAAGAAACAGGAATCATTATGGGACATAGAATAAGTAATTTAATAGTCAATGCTAAGAATAAAGGGGATGTAGAATGTGGAATGAGGATTGAATTTAGAGCATTAGCCACTGTAGTTAATCCTTCTTTATTTGATGTATATACCAGAAAATATATTAAAGTTAAAAGGACATTGCAAGCTGGAGATAAGTTAGTTATAAATACATCTTTTGGTAATAAAAGAGTAGAAATGATAAAAAGCAATGGAACTAAAATAAATGTATTTAACTATATAGATTTAGCAAGTGAATTTTTACAGCTAAAAGTTGGAGACAATTTATTAAGATATGATGCAGAAAAAGGATTGGATAACTTAGAAATGGCTTTATACTATAAGCCACTTTATATAGGAGTGTAGTTTATGAATAAGGTACCAATTAGAATTATAGATAAAGATTTTAACTTACTAGGTGAAATAGATGACTATGAATCTCTTATATTTATAAGAAGATTTAGCCGAGTAGGAGAATTTGAGCTTCACATAAATTTAGAAAAAAATAATGTAGATAAGCTCCAGGAGGATAACCTAATCCTTTTAGGAGCTTATTTTAATAAAGTAGGAATTATAGAGTTTATGGATAAATCTACGAGTGAAGATGGTAAAGAACAGTTAGTTATTAAAGGAGCTACTTTAAAGGGGAAAATTAAAGACAGAACAACAGTACCACCTATAGGACAAGGATACGACAATGCAACAGGCGCACAAGAGACTATAATAAAAAGATTTGTAGATAATAACGCTGTCAATCCAGTAGATAAAGATAGAATTATTCCTAATTTAGTTATTGCTAAAGATAAACAAAGAGGAAAACAAGATGCTTGGCGTACTCGTTATGAAAACTTAGTAGATAAGATACAGGAGATAACTGAATATAGTAATTTAGGTTGGGACATAACATTAGACACATCTAATAATAATTTTATATTTGATGTTATAGAAGGAAGGGATCTTACTGCAGACCAGGAAGAAAATCCTCCAGTTATTTTCAGTATGGATTTTGAAAATATTAGAAATAAGCATTTCCTAAAAAGTTTGTTAAGTTATAAAAATGTGGTTTATGTTGGAGGAAAAGGCGAAGATGAAAAAAGATTAATACAACAAGTGGGAAATATTAAAGGTTGGTACAGGAAAGAAACTTTTATAGATTGTAGCCAGGCTGATAATATTACAGAACTTACAACTATGGGTAAACAAAGATTACAAGAATATAAGATAGTGGAAACATTTGAAGCACAAGTAATCCCTTATGGAGCTTTTATTTATGGAGAAGATTGGGATTTGGGAGATATTGTTACTGTACAAGATAAAAAATGGGGTATAACACTTAATAGCAAGGTTGCAGAGATTAAAGAGATATATGAAATGAATGGTTTCAATTTAGAATGTATATTTGGAGATAGCATTCCTACTATTATAGATAGAATAAAGAAAGTATCTAAAAAGGAAGTGAGATAATGGAAAAGTCAGGGTTTTTTAATGCTATGAAAGTGGGTGATACATGGGATAGGATATATAAGGCAGAAAATTATGCAGAGTATTTTGCTAGTTTTATTGGAAATGGTGTGTTTCCTAACCCATCTACAAATTTACAGGTAATAGGAACGGATAGAATGCAGGTAATAGTTAAGCCAGGTAAGGGTTGGATTAATGGCTATAAGTATGAAAACACAGATGATTTAATTTTATCTGTAGATGTTGCAGATGGTGTATTGCATAGAATAGACAAAATAGTATTGCGATATGATGTTGTTGAAAGAGAAATAAGAGTAAAGATAAAAAAAGGTGAGTTTGCTAGTGAACCTAAAGCACCGCAATTAACCAGAGATGCTGATATGTATGAATTAGGCTTAGCAGATATAAAAGTTAATGCTGGATCCATAAGTATAACGCAAGCTTATATAACAGACTTGCGACTAAACAAAGAGCTATGTGGGATTGTGCATGGAACGGTTGACCAGGTAGATACAACTACCATATTTAATCAATATTTGGAATGGTATAAAAATATAACAGGAAAAACAGAACAAGAGTTACAAAACATAAAGGAAAATTTAAAAACAGATTTTATGTTTTGGTTTGATGGACTGAAAGAAACACTAAGCGGGGATGTTGCGGGTAATTTGCTTAATCTTATAAACACTAATACTGAAAACATAAAGACTAAAGTGTCTAGCCAAGAACTTAATGAATTTAAAGATGATACAGCTTCACAATTGGCTGATATTACGACAGATGAAAATAGACTAACAGAGGATAAAACAATTACAGGTGCAATTAATGAACTTTTTACAAATGCCAATAACTTAAAAAAAAATTGGGTGGAAGTTATTGGCGAACCTCTTTCGGAGATTGATCTATCAGACCAATTAAAAAGCAAAACACAAGCATTAAAAAATACTTTTGTAGCTAATTTAGTTAATAAAGGTCAAAGTGCTGTTAAAACAGATAGTTTAAATATTTTAATAAACAAAGTAGCTGATATAAAAACTGAGCCTAAAACTGGAGATAAAATTAATTTTTTAGCATTTGATAGCGATATTCAACTTAAAACTATTTGGTCATATGAGTTTGATGAAAACATTAATAATTTAGATATGTTAAGTTCTAATATTGATAATTCAGCTTATGTTATAGTAACCAAAGAATGTAATGTATATAAATTTGATAATAATGGGAATGTATTATGGAAAAAATCTCTACCAAGCTATAAGGAATTTCTTAAAGTAGATAATAATGATAACTTATATATACAAACAGATAATTCTAATATAGAAATTCTAAATAAAGACGGAGTAAAAATTCGTAGTCTTATTCTCACATCAGATCCAGCAGGAATAGGAGTGAGTAATGATGGTAAATATGTATTTTGTGTAGGTGCTGACAGTTCTTCATCTTTTCGTTATAACATTTTTAAATTAGATACTACTAGTGGAAAAATTGTTGAGGAGAAAAAAGAAAGCATTCCTAATTCATTTCAATCTGTTTCTGTTATAGCTGGTAATAAACAAGTATATGTAAAAATAAGCTCTATGTTATATTGCTATGCATTTGATTGTTCAATAATATGGGAGGATATTATTGACCATCGTTATCCATTTTACAATGGAAAAATAAACAAAACAGATGATTCTTTATTAATTTTTAACTATTATTATGGTCTATGTGTATATAGCAAATACGGAAATCGTCAAGTTTATGATAGTACCAATGTTGAAAACGCACCTAGGTATGATTGGCTGAATGGAGGTTCCTTAGCATATGTTCCATATCGTTCTAGCGATTTAATAGTTTTTTATAATAGTTATAAAAAAACATATTTATATTTTTATTCAAGCCCAAACTTTATCATAACTAAAAATAATGATATTTTATATGCAGAATCTAATAAAATTCATAAAATGCAATATTTAGCAACAGTAATATAGATGGAGGTATTTATAAATGGTATTTTTAAAATTGGGAAAAACAGATAATAAAAAAGCGAAGGTGGTATTAATACACTACATTCCAGAACAACTTTCAGAAGATGATAAGAAAGATGGTATTTTACTAAAAGAATATAATGAACCTCATAAAGATGGTAAAATAACTATACCTTATTGGAATTATGAAAGTTCTTCTTTAGAATTTGAATATAAAGATGTTCCAAAATATGATGAAGAATTAGAGCAACAAAAACAACAAGCCTTAAATGCAAAATTGCTTAAAGATAATGCAGAGATACAAATAGAATTAAATAAACAGAAAGAATTAAACTCATCTTTACTATTAAGAATAGCAGAATTAGGAGGTAATGCAAATGCTTAGTTATATTAAAGAATATTACAATATGGGACTTTATACTAAAAGTGATTTAGATATATTTGTTAAAGCTAAATGGATAACTATAGAAGAAAAAGAAGATATAATTAAGACACAATAGATAAATAAAGCGACACAACAAAAATATAAAGCGACACAACAAAAATAATTTATAAAGGCAAAATAGTGGACCATATCAGGTCTTTTTATTTTGCCTATTTTTATTAATAAGCGAGGTGCAAAATGAATAAAGAAAATATTTTTAATGGAATTGTAGCAGCTATAGGTACATGGTTTACTTATATTTTTGGTGCATGGGATACTCCTTTAGCAGTATTAGTAGGGTTTATGCTTGTAGATTATGCAACGGGAATGGTTGCATCTTATATAACCGACAAGCTTAACAGTAAAATAGGGTTTAAAGGTATTTTGAGAAAATGCATGATTTTATTAGTATTAATTTTAGGAGTACTATTAGATAGGCTACTTAACGATGGAACATGGGTATTTCGCACTCTGATTTGCTACTTCTACATAGCAAATGAAGGATTAAGTATTATAGAGAATGTAGGTAAATGCGGTGTTAACTATCCACCAGCATTAAAAAATGCATTAGAGCAATTACAAGAAAAAGATATTCATAAAGAGCAGGATCAGTAGTTCTGTTATCTTTTATTATCAAAAATATAGGAGGTATAAGATGGCTAAAGGAATAGACATAAGTATGCATAATGGTACAGTAAATTTTAGTGCTGTAAAATCTAGTGGTTGTAATATAGTAATTATAAAAGCTACTGAGGGAGTAGATTATGTAGATCCTTGCTTAAACCAACACTATAATGGAGCAAAAGCACAAGGACTAAACATTGGGTTCTATCACTTCATGTCGGAGAAAACAAGCCCTACTCAACAAGCTATAGATTTTTGGAATGTTATAAAAGGAAAACAGTTTAATATAATACCTACTTTAGACATAGAAACAAATAACCAAGGAAGAAGTGCTAAAGATATTTCCGATAGGTGTATAGAATTTTTAACTAAATTCAAGACTTTAAGTGGCTATAACTGTTTAATATATACAGGAGGTTACTTTGGTAGAGATAATTTAGATAGTAGAGTAAAGAAATACAAAGGGTGGATAGCTCATTATGGAGTGAATACCCCTATGCAGACAGGTTTTAAAGTTATTGGACACCAGTATACGGAAGATGGTCGTATAAATGGTGTAAGCACTCGTGTAGACATGAATAACTTTACTGATGGAATATTTATAGGCTCTCAAAATATAACTCAAGAAACTAAGGAAATGCAAATACAAAAGATGCTTGTCACAATAGGATATCCTATAGGAAACAGTGGCATAGATGGAATTATAGGATCTGGAACTATAAATGCTATAAAATGTTTCCAAAGAGATTGTAATTTAGCTATAGATGGTATAGTGGGAACTAATACATTAGATAGATTAACTAAAGAATATAATAAAAAAATGGGTATAAAAGAAGAAATCAAAAAGGGGGAATTTGATATGGATAAAGTTGTATTATATTTTGGGTCTTTGGATGCCCTAAGTGCTGTATTGGTATCTCAAAAATATCAATGCTCTATGATGCTTAAAAAGGATTTTGAAGATAAAAAGTTAAAAGCAAAAGAAATAATAACTATAGGTGGTAAACCTGGAACAGATAGATATGATTCTTTTAAAGATGCTGCTAAATTAGTATAAATAAGTTTTAGAGGTACTTCTGTAATGGGAGTACCTTTTTTTATTGGAAAAATTAATTATAATTGTTATAATTTTAGTGAGATACTTGAAGAGTGCAAAGTTTTAATGCTGGAATAATATCCCATGTATAAATACTAAAAACGATATTTGATTCTTTATTTTGAATAATTATTCATAATGTTATAAAATAAATATTAGAAAATATGGAAATTGTGGGGGAGATTAATGAATAACGAAGAAATATTAGAATATTTAGATATGGATGATGAAATAAATGAAAAATGGCTTATACCAGAAGCCAAATTAGATGATATTCAGTATAATATAGTAAATAATAATGAATATGACATGGTTATTAAAGGTTGCGCTGGAAGTGGGAAAACTATTTTGGCTTTGTATAAATTGGCTAGAATAATTAAAGAAAATTTGGGTTCATACTGTTTTATAGTATATACTGTGTCATTAAAAGAGTTTATTAAAAGTGGAATAGATCAATTAGCAAACCAAACATATGGTAGCAACGAATTAGAAAAAATTAATATATTTCATAAAGAAGAAGTTAAGAAAAAAATTAAAAAAAGTAATTTTAATAAAGTAGATTATATATTAATAGATGAAGTTCAGGATTTAAATTCAAAATTCATAAAACAATTAACACGATATGTAAATAAAAATATAATTGTCCTAGGAGACGATGATCAACAATTATATACCCAAAGAAATGATGATATTACAGTTGAAGAAATTTCTAAAATCATTAATGTAAGTAATATTACCAAACTAAGCATTAACTATAGGACTCCTAGAGATATAGCAAGGTTTGCTGGTAAAATAATAAATGACAATGGAAAACTAGAAAATAAGTGTGTTAAAGATATGGGATTTGAACCGCAGGTGAATAACTTTAGCTCTTATAAGGAAGAATTAGACTGGATAATGAGAATTATAACTGAGGAAAATATTACAGATGTAGCTATAATTGCACCATTAAATAAGAATGTAGAAAAAATGAAACTATATTTTCAAAGCAAAAAATTTGATATAGAATATAAATATAATAAGAAAAATAATAGGTATAGTACTTTGGATTTTAATACAAGTTTACCTAAATTATTAACATATCATAGTTCTAAGGGATTAGAGTTTGATTACGTTTTTCTTCCCATGTGTGAAAAAGAGTATATAAATAATGAGATAAGTAATCAACTTGATTTTAAAAATGCTCTATTTGTTGCTTGCACTAGAGCTAAAAAAAGACTATATATTAGTTACTCAAAAGAAATATCTACGTACATAAAATAAACTAAGTGAGTGTGAAATATATGAAATTGTATGTTATAGAAAGTAAAGAGAATATAAATGGAATTTTATCAACTGGAATTATATCTCCAGAAATATTTTATTATAAAAGAAATTTTGGAACAAATAGATATTTTTCTAATATTTTCAATTCTAATAAATATTTTATTACTTTATACAAATATATTCCAGAACAAATAAAAAATTATGATAATGTAATTATAATAGAAATTAATATTAATAAAAAAAATAAAAAATTGATAAAGATTTCGGATGATATATTTTTATATCCTGGTTCTTTGTATAAAGAAAAACATAAAATGAAATTATTAGTACCTAAAGAATATTTAGAAAGTATTATTAAATCAGCAAGTATAGTAAGAGAAATAAAGATTAATAATTTAATTGATATGCTTAAAAAACAAAATAAATTTACTTATAAAAACATAAATGTGAATTTAATAAAAAATGATTTATATAACGATAATATATTTGAAAATCAATACATTTATATAGATTCTATTTTAGATAAAATAAAAGGATATTTTTTATTAAATATATATTTTAAAGATTTTAGTTTTGTTAAGTTTTCGTCTGAAAAAGAATTAATAGATCTTATATATAATTATCATAATATGTTACAAAATTTAAAAAAATATAATAATATACGGGGTATTAATAAACTTAAGAATAGTATGGATGAGATATTTAATATTAATAAAAATCAGAGTTCTAATATTAGTTTTACAAACAAAGATAATATAAATATAAAGTTTATAAGTTTAAATAAAGAGGATCAACAATTATTTAATATATTTACAAATATATTAATAAAAAAATCTCCCTGCAAACAAGGCTATTTTTCAAAAGAAGATTTAAAGAAAATTTTGATACAAATAAGTAATCATAAAATTATTACAGATAATTCACAATATACACATCAATTAAAAATTATTTATTCACGAGCAATTAATGATGATACAAGAATATCAGTTGACAATATAAATAACAATGTATTTAAAAATTTATACATATCTTTATTAAAGTATGATAATATAGATGAATTTAGAAACATGCTTTTAAATAAAAATATTAAAAATAAATTTATTGGGATTACATTTGTTTCTATTATTAGAGGTTATAGTGATTTAACTAGAAAAGTAAGTGGTGCTATGAAAATAAAATATATTAATGAATTTGCAAATAATAAAATATGTAAAATTGAAGAGATATTGGAACAAAAATATATAGATGATTGTTATGAAAAAAATATTATAAAAAATATTAATATGATAAATAAGGATCATAACTTATTTAAATTAAAAGTTAATAAAGATCTTTTAGATAATTTTAATATTGAATTAAAAAATTATGGTACTAGATTTGTAATTAATATAAAAAATAAATTTCAAATAGTATTATATACTAAAATTTATAATCGTTTATATACTAAATTTATAAATAAAAATAAAAAATTGAAAATATACATTAATAATGATAAAAATAAATATAAGTTTTTTACTTATAATAAAATGGATACTATGAAAAATAAAAAATTAAGTTATATAGATAAAAAAGAGTTAAATGATATATTGGAGGAGCTAATATGAAAAAGTGGTACAATTGTAGACCAGCTTATAATGAAATAGAGATATCCAAAAATATAAAAGAAAAATTAAAAAGGGAAAATATGAGTTTACAAAAATTTTATGAAGAATATAGTTCAAAGTATAAAAATTTTAATAAAGAAATATTAGATATGATGTTAAGTGGTAAAACATATTATAATACACTAATGTTTGAAATAGCATCAGATTTTTTAAAAATAGAGTTTGAGGAATTAACTAGAATAATTGAAGATAATGAAGAAGTGGATTATAGAAGTTTTGGAAATGAAGATAAGGATGCTAAACAATTTTGTGAAATAGTAAATATTTTGTTTTCCGAAATGATTGAAAATAAAAATTTAAATAAATAGTATTGGTGGGAATTGGATGGAAAAAACTAATGTATATAAAAATATAGAAGATTTTAATAAAAAATTTTTACAAAATGAGGATATCCCATATGATTTAGTAAAGATAATGCAACGAAAAGAAAATATATTAGTATTACAATATCCTAATAATTTAGGCATATCGGGAATGACTATAAATAAACAAGATAGATTACTAAAATACTATTGTATTTATGTAAATACTAATGATCCTTTAGGCAGAAGAAATTTTTCATTTGCACATGAATTATATCATGTATATTATGAAAAAGGAAAAAGAGATTATTCAATAAAAAAAGAATTTAAAAAGGATCCAATTGAAAAAAGAGCTGAAATATTTGCTAGCAATATAATTATTCCACGTTTACAATTATTGAGATTTTTAAAGACTTATGGTTGTAAAAAAAATAGAGAAATTACTATGGAAAAGATTTTTGACTTACAATTAAAATTTAATGCATCGTTTCAAGCTATAATATATGCCATAGAAAGCTTAAAATCAGATGAAAGGTTTGAAAAATATAGTAGAGTGGTACCATTAATACCTGAATATTTTTTTAGATTTTATAAAATGGATTGGGATATACTTGAAGAAGAAACATTAAGATATAATCCGTCAAATTATCTTAATACAGTAAAATCTGAATATATATTTCCTAAAAAATTTGAAGAAGATTTGATACAAAATTATAAAAATAGGAAAATAAATGAAGAAGATTTGAAAATTATATATAATTTTTTTGAAAAAGATATTAAAATAAGTATGGTGGGGGAAAATAATGGGCATGAAACACGAGATGACTAAATATCCTATATGTGATACAGATATATGGATTAAGCTATGCAAGTTAAATGAAGAAAAAAATATGTTTTCAATTTACAGTAAAATATTTTTTGCTGATGCTGTAATACAAGAATTAAAAAATAAAAAGAATGATAATACTAGAGAATTCGGTGTAGGATATGATTCATTAAAATCTTATAAAAACGAATACTTTGAATTAAATTTAAAATGTGAAAAATTTTTTAGCTATAGGGATAAATGCGTAGCTCAAAGATTATTTTTAGCTAATAAAATAGAATATGATGAAGAGAGTGGACTGTTTTCAAGAAATCGTAATACTGGAGAGTTGGTATCTTTAATATATGCTTCAATACATAATTTAGAAATAATTCTGTCTGATGATGGAGATACAAAGATATTTAAGGATAAATTTGCTCCTGTAAAGGTGGTAGATTTAGTAGATGTCTTATTAAATATAGGATTTAAAAAAGATGATGCTATAAGAATAAAACGTGAAGTAAGTGAACCAATAAAAGTAAAACAAGCAAGAAAGCAATTAGAGAAAGGCGGGTTAAAAGACCTTACTCTATTAAAAGAAGGATTAAGATTAAAAAAACTTATGTAGGTCAATGAAATGTTTAAATATATACATATATTGAAAGGAAATATTTTTTAAATATAAAAAATATTTCCTTTCTTATTTAACAGAGCATTTCTAATAAATATGGAATTTTATTGAGTTATCAACAATGTGCATAATAAAATGGCGGCAATTATAATATTGATACCTAAATATTTTAACATTATTTAAAGGAATCTTTTTACATTTATAGAATATTAAATATAAAGGCTTCCCAATAGGTTAATTATAGAAATCCCTCATAATATAAAAGAACCCTAATAAGTAGGGTTCTTTTTATTGGGGAATCTTCTATGCTGGTGCTGCGTTTTAGTCTATTTCTATTATATCCAGGTGTAGATATTTTAATCGCATAAAAACATTAGAAAAATTAATATAAATAAATTTTTAAAATACTTATACTTAAAGCTAATATAAAATAATTTAATAAAAAAATTGAATAAAATAATGTAATAAGGCTAAAATATAAATGCAATATAAAACAATTTAATAAAATATATTTTATATATTGCATTGATTAGGTATAGAAAGCCTTTAAAATGGGCATTATAGCAATATAAAATAATTTAATAAAATATAAGTAACAATTTAAAATAAAAAAGAATGATATAGTATTGCATATCGCTCCTAAAAATATCACTATTTTTTATAAATATAAAATAATAATAAAACTGCAGTAAGTTCAATGTTGATATAAATCTTTATATTTAGACTAATACTAAATAAATTATATATTAAAATAAAATAAAGGATATTTTTCTTTTTATTATTCATACTTATACACTTCCTTTTGAAATATTTATTTTATTTTTTATAGTATTTGATATTTTATAAAAAATATGTATTAATTATGTTTTACATAAAAGTGTACAAGCTATTAAAAAAAAGGAAATCTAAACCTTTTGAAGAATAATTACATATAATGTAATTACGAGGTGATAAGATGGGGTGAAGAACAAATTAAAGGAAGTCAGGATGAAAGAATATATGATGGATCAAAAGACATTTGCAGAAATGCTTGGAATTAAAAAAAGCACTTATAACACAATAGAATTAAATAAGGTTCAAGGTAACGCGGAAACATTATTAACTATAGCTAAAGCACTTAATCGAAAGGTAGAGGATATTTGGTACCTAGAAGATTAGGTGCTTTTTTTATATATTTAAATACTAAAAATAGGATTAAAAATAAATTATTAAATTAAATACTAAAATTAGGAAACTTTTACACAAAGGGTGCATAGGATATATTAAAAGGCAACAAAGAATACAGTTTAAACATTGTATACAGTTATGTTTTAAAAAATTATTAAATGTATCCAGGAGGTGACAATGATGGCGGAGAGATTAAGAGTTGTCTTGGAATTTAGGAAAAGTGATCTAGATGAATTACAACTATATGGCAAATTATTAAAATTTAGCAATCCAGCTGCAGTAGTTAAAGATATTTTAAAAGGCACATTACCAATAAAAATTTTATATGAGGAGGATTAAATAATGAATTTGGAAATGAGATTAAAAAAATGCTGTTGTAACAACATATGTGTTAATTATAAGCAAAGCGAGTGGTATAAAGTAGAACTTTTTTATAACAACCGATATTATCGATTTTTCGATGTATCTTTAAAAGAATTAGAACGGAATAGCTTAAGTTACATGAGAAAACTTAACAGAAAATTAAAAGTTAAAATGATGACGAGAGGAGAGGTTGCATGGCTGTAAAAGTACAGCTCTAAGCTTTAAAAAGAGATAAAAATAAAGCTTGTCAGAAGGCTAGACTTATCCCATATTCACTGCTTAATATTTCGCTCGGTTAATGAGCTATCACTCTTTAACGCTCGCTACACATTAGCAGTGTATGCAATAATTTTTAAAAAGTTTACTAATTTTAATTAAAATCTAGATTATTTACAATATATTAATATTTATTTACAGCATATAGTTTTAAGCAATTCTAGAACAACATAAGTAGAAGAACAAAAAAATAAAAATTCCATTAATATCAAATCCCTTCATAAATTATATCTTTATTTTTACCAATTTAATTAATATTATTCAGGAGGTTTATATGTTTTTAAGTAAAAAGAAAGTTTATACATTTGAAGAAGGCTTAAAAGTTATAAAAAAAACTAATGAAACTAAAATAGAGAAATTAAGTTGTACAATGGTAAAAAAACTTAATGATGAAGGTGTTTATTTAAAAGAAGGAGATAAATTATACAATACATTAGCTTTTACATTAGGTGGATTAATGTATGTAGAAAAAGTTATGGCGGTTCCGAAAACTGGAATAGCTAAATTAGATCAAGGCGGTTGGCGATTGGTAGGAATAGCGCAATCAGTTATATTCTGGGCTTCCATGATTTATGCATTTAAAGCATTGCTAGAATTAGCTGTTAAAGGTGAGGGAACATGGAAAAAGGTAGGTACAGGGTTCTTGATATGTATAATGAATTATTTAATCCCTGAAGGATTTCAATTAATTAGAAGAATTTTTATGTAGGAGGTACAAATGAGTATTCAAGAATTTTTACAAGGGAATATAACTAGCCCTTTTGATATATCCAATTTTGAAATTGTCAAAAGCATAAATGAGTTTAACACTAATACCAAAGCTTTCTTTGAATCTATATCAAGTTTTATATATTACACAAAGCACCCTAAGGAATTTTCCACAGTTGTTTGGGTAAGTGTTGTAAAAAATAGTTTTTGGATATGTATGTTTATTTGCTTATTCGGAATGATAGCATACATTATAGGATGGAATAAAGGTAAAAAGTGGGCTAAAGGTAGTGTTATAGCCTACATTGTAATAATGATGTTTAACAGTGCTTTATAAGGAGGAAATAATGTTTGATTTTTTTAAAAAGGAAAGATCAATAAAGTTAAGTGATTATTTTGAAATCATACATCCCAAGTATTCTGTATTACAAATAACACCCAATTCGAGTAATAGAAACTATGATACGGAGCTTATTGCAAAAACAATAGCAAATATGTATAGGATGCCTTATCAAAGAGTAATGAAGGGAATAAAAAACAAAGGGTTTAAAATTGTATATGAACTACCAGTAAAAACAATGTTTGAAATCAGTATTACTAAAGATGATTGTACTTTTCATATAATAGTTCCAAGATTATACAAAAATTTATTTATTGAAAAATGTACAGAGGTATGGAAAAGGGTAACTGTAAAAGAGGTATCAACTGTACCAATAGATAGAAATGATTTAAATAAAGCACTTAAATATCAGTTGTACTACGAAAAAGAAGATGCATTAAGTTTAAAGGCTAATAAGAAAACTAATGATCCATTAAACAACATATTAAATGTTATGGACATAATGGAAGAAGAAGATAAAATAGATGTTCTATATAATTTTATTCCTGTTAATCAAAGTAAGTGGAAGGGTAATTATAAGGAAACCATGAAGAAAATACAGGCAGGTTTTCCGATAGATAAAGAAAAATTAGATTTGTTTGTAATTCTTAAATATATAGGAATAGGTACGATAAAATTTATGGATCTATTGTTTGATATATTTAATGATGTTGTTGGTGATGGGACGTCTAGAACACATTCAGAGGTAGCAATTACTGCGATAGATAAGCTTAGTAATCTTTCAGCTATAACGAGAAAAAAAGAAAATGCTGTAGTAATAGATACACAATTATTGATAGCAAGTAAAAGCAAAGATAAAACAAGACAACAAAATAATGCTTATGCAGTTTTAGAATCTTATAAAAATTTAGGTCAAGATAATTCGATACAATATAAAAAAGTAAATAGCAAATCAAAGATAGATCCTTATGATTATAAGTTTAAAAAAGTTGATATTAATAGAATGAGTACTTTAGAATGTAATAATTTTATGCAGATTCCAGGAAGAGAGTTACTACAAAGATTTAAGATTAATACAAAGGTAGATGTACTTGAAAATCCTATTCCTGAAGAATTACAAAAGGGATATGTTTATTTAGGTCCTTCAAATTATAAAGGTAAAGAATACAAAGCATACATGAGAGATGAATATAATTTTGGTAATTTAGCATTGCTTTTATTAAGTCCACAGGGTGGAGGGAAAACAACTTTTATTGCAAATATGTGTAAAAATGCAAATGATAAAAGAGAATCTGTAATAATTTTAGATTATATTAAAAACTGTGAATTAGCTAATACAGTAAAAAGAAGCGTAAGAAAAGAAGATGTAATAGAATTGGATTTATCTAAGAAAGAATGTTTTCAAGGGCTAGGGTTTAATGAAGTTAAATCAGAAGGTGAAGATGAATTTACAATGTTTAAAATGGCTAATATGAAAGCAGAGCAGACAATGTCTTTTATAGATGCTATAAATACTGATGGATTACCTTTAACAAGTAAAATGCGAAGGTATTTAAGCGCAGCAGCCAATCTTGTCTATATTCATGATGATACTTCTATAGGTGATGTTATAAAGTGTCTACAGGACTTTACAAAAAGAGATTATTATATCAACCATATAAATAAATTGAGTGAAGATGGTGAAAATTACTTTTCTGATATGATAACTACATTAAAGGAATTGGATGATATTAAAGAAGAAAAAGATAAAAAGACAAAAGAAGTAATAAGCAGAGAAATAGTAGGGACAAAAGAAAGTAAGATAGATGGAATTTTAGATAGAGTAAATCTTATTCAAGAAAATATATACCTTAAATATATGTTTAATATGAGTTGTAGCAATAATATAGATTTTGTTGAAGCTATGGATCAAGGCAAGGTAATTCTTATTAAGATGCCAGAGGATTCATTTAATAATCAAATGGTCAAAAACGTACTTGTTACTTTTTTTACTTCTAAAATAGTATTGGCTACAAAGTTAAGAGGAGCACTTCATGAAAAACCTTCTAGATGTAATGTGTTTTATGATGAATTATATCAGGCACCTACTGCAGAAAATGTTATTTGTTCAGTATTATCTCAATTAAGAAAGTTTGGAACTAAGATTATTATATCAGCTCACTATATGAATCAACTTATTCCCCAACTCAAGAATGAAATTAAAGCTAGCGGAGCTTCTTATATGTTGTTACAAGGAGCGGATAAAAAGAATTTTGAAGAACTTAGAGAAGAAATGAAGCCGTATGAACTTGAGGATTTACTCAACCTTAAACAGTTTCATAGCTTGAATCTTATAAAATATGAAAAAGGTTATGCGAAGTTTATAACTAAATTACCTAAACCATTAAATTAGGAGGACATATGTTCAAATATATAATAATGTCTTGTATTATGGGGTTTGCTGGTAATAAACTTTTTAATAAAAAAGATAAGAGTAGTAAAAATTCTATAAAATGGGGATGCATATCAGGTAGTTTATTAATAATTATATATGTGATAGTTTTAAAATTATAA